CTTTTTTTTTATTTAAACCTTACACACGGAAACCACGAACGACCATACGCCCAAAGGTTTTCTCTTATACCTATGTAACATTTCATTTCATCTTCTTGAACGCATCCTTAATCGTCTTGTCTCGCATCGTCGCATACCTGTTGGTCTGTAGAGTTGTCGTATGACCGAGAGCATGTTTGATGATGTCGGTGCTCACTCCGTTGTTCAGCATCATCGAAGCGAACGTACTCCTGCCCATATGGGAGTGCAGCTTCGGTTCACCAATCATCTGACCGATGGCTTTCAGGAACATATTGTATTTCTGATTGCTGATGCACGGCAGGATCCCGTCGTATTTCTCCGCAATGGCTACAGCCTTGTCGGTAAGATAAAGAGTGTATTCCGTGTTCGTCTTCGTTCTCCTGTCGTTCAGCCTGTAGCTGCCATCATCCTCCTTCTCGCAGTCAGACAAGCGGAATTTCATCAAATCCGAATAGGCAAGACCGGTATAACACTGAAACAAGAACAAATCCCTCGTCCTCTCCAAGCTGGCGTCCCTGATGTCCAGATTCTCAATCTTCTCCACCTGCTCAGCGGTCAGGCAGGCAATCTGCCCACCTTCCGCCTTGTCTATATGAATCCTCTTGCTCTGATAGGGATTATCACTCACCAACTCGTCGGTCATCGCATCATTGATGAAAAGTTTCAGATACTTGTGATATGTGGCGATTGTGCTCTGCATGAGAGGCTTCCCGTCCACTATCCTCCTGTGCAGCCATTCATCGAAAGAGCGGATATTACTCTCCGTGATGTCGGTAAAGTACATCATCCTCCCCCACTGCTCAAAAGCCCTCACAAAGCACCTATACCTGTTCCTTGTATGCTCCGAGACATTCCTTTCAGGTATTCTCTTGTTTATATACTCGATGAAGGTCATATCGTAGGTCCTGCTGTCCGTCACCCTGCTCAACTTAGCCAAGTCCACCGCACCTTTCTCCGCCATCTCGTCAATCATCTCGTGGCATCTGTTTACAAGCTGGCGCAACATGGAATTTACGGCAACCGCATCCGGACGGAACTTCACACACTCCTGCTTTGCATCCCATTGTGTTGGCAAGACCGCTACACCGGTTGACAAGAATTTCTGCTTTCCTCCGTATGCAATCCTTAAATCTATCGCTCCTTCCTTATCTTTCGCAGCCTTGTGGCGACGGTCAAAGATGAGCTTTATTTTCGCTATCTTCATAGGCAAATGTTAAATTTAGTTTTCAGTTTCCCTGTATTCTATCACGCAAACGCTTTTCTATCAGCGTTTTAAGCCCAAATTAAATACGTGTATTTAAATTTTCAGTCCCGTGTATTTAATTTGTATTTATTTTGTGTAACATTTCATACGTATCTGATACGTACATATACACCTTTTGTTGGCTAAAATCAATTATTTCTTTATCTCTAATCCTTTGATATTCAATGTTTTACAACGTAACTACTTGATTATCAGATACAAAAAAGGGAGGCTTAGAAACCTCCCCAAGTGATCCGCTTGGGGTTCGAACCTATCAAGTTCAAAATATTGAATATCAATTATTTACACAATCCTCCTTTCTGACGTGTATTTAATTCGTATTTAATTTAAAACGTATATTTTCGTCTGCAAAGATACGAAAATCCATATAAATCCTTACACAAACCTATCATAATTATTATTAATTCAGGTTCTGACCCCTAAGTTAAATAACCTTTAATAACTTGCAGATTAGGTTACTATACACTATCTTTGCAACGCAATTCGGTTGATGTAGGACTGAAAATAACATTGCCTCCTTTCTGGTGCAAGCCAGATTTATATAGAAGCCCTGTAAAGTCTACATCACTTTATGGGGCTTCGCTTTTGTACTTTATGGAATACAATTTGATTAAAATATCCGTAAAAGAAGCGCAGAAGGCTCTAAGCGACAAGAAACGTTTAGAAGCCTTCTGTTTTGCTATCAAGATTAAGTTGATGTTCCGTTCATCCGACCTCATTTATACATCTCTCAACAACGCTGCCAAGACTCTGCATATGACAAAAGACAAGTTCAAAAGACTTGTTGCTGATGCAATGGAATATGGTTACGTGAGAGAAGAACGCAACGAGAACGGTGTAATAAGGTACATAGCGAGGAAACTATATACAAATCGTGATTATTCATATAAATTGTGCGAAGGGGATTTGAAAAACCTCTTTATGCCACAACTGAAATTCCTTGTCAAGCGCATAGTTGTTGAGAACAAGATAAACGTCATCACCGAAGTTTTCAATACGCACCATAATGCAGAGGACGGAAAGACTGTCAAAGAAATACGGTCTGCCCGGAAGAAAGAAGTACGTATGCTGAAAACAGACTTCTGTGAGGATTATCTCGGCTGTTCGTATGCTACGATCATGGACTTGACAAACGGAACAAGGTATCAGGCTATGAAGATTACCAGCTATCTTACCGAACGCAAGATTGTAAAGAGAATAATCCGCATCGTCCCTCTGAACAAGAACCCAAAGGATATTACACGCAGTCAGGCATACAGATGCGCTGACGGCTCTCTAATCATCGAGAGCGGACGCACGAGAACGGCTTACTCAAAGCAAAGCAACGTGTATTTCAGCAATGATGGAAAGAGTCATATCGTAGCTCCGACTTTTCACGAAAAAGAGCCGGTAACAAAATAAGACCTATTAACAAATGCAGAGGAGTGGAGAGGAGACACAGGCTTTCATTAGCTAAGAATAAGTCAAATATTAAGTTAAATATATTATCATTATGAAGAAGAACAAAGACTTACTACAGTACACCCCAAAATTGGCGCAAATCAAGTCAAAAAGACCCCGACAGTGACAGAAAATGACCTGTTTTCTGCCAATTACGGCGAGCATCCTTCGTTTGAGGAGTACAACATCGAGAAGGCAAAGCGGTAGGACTAAGAAAAAGACTTTATCATCTTTTTTACAACAAATATGAAAATCTTACCATAAGACAATATGGACAAAATAAGAATTGCCAATGCAATACTTCTACAAGGTTCAAACTTAAACAATAAACCACCACAAACAAGAACTACACCACAAAATAATGTAAACAAGAGTTGTTTGAATTGTTGGTTGAAATGAGCTATTCCTAACAAGCTTAATACACAACCAATGCAACATAGCAACGAAAGTCTTTTCGTGTCCAGGTAAAGACCAAGACACAAAAAACACAATAAAGAACGGTAGTGCCAACAAGTACGCAAATACCTCTATTACAGAAAGGCAACCTACATTATTTTTCACCCCTATTACTTTTATCCCTCTCTTCTTCTTTTACTTGCAATACACCAAGTATTGCACCTACAAGCATCAAAGCCATATAAACATATTGATACCACTTAAAATCGTCCAAAATACTTTCAACACCTATAGAAATACAAAACAGGCATAAAAGTATAACAGTCAGAACTATCGAAACTGTATATTTGTGACTTGGAGCGACTGCAGCCCCTGCAGAGACTCCCAACATACCAGCTGCATAGTTAGCGAGAGCCGTACTAATTATATACCCCCAACTATCTTCACTATTACTTGATAGTATAAAGAATTTGTTAACAACAAACCATGCAAACAATTTTCCCAAGACAAAGGTAACGACTGAACACAATACCGTTGCAGGCAGTACTGCAATCCAACGCAAAATTTTCTTCATTTCCATATTCTTTACTTTATAAGTTAAGCTAAAGCCAACAACACAAGCAAGACCACACAAACTGCTAAAACAGGCGGCAAAGCAAACGAACAGTATATTCTCTTCATTTGGTCACGAGGAGTTAAGAAACCAAGAGGTATTGTAAGGATGAACAAAACAAGCGGCAAATACCATTTCATTACAAAGAACGAACCAATCAAACAACCATACCAAACGAAACCGCCAAAACCTGTAGCGAGAGTCAGATACTGATATGCAGTTTTTGAAGACCCTTTAAAGTCACCGTAAGCAAGCGTTGTTGCATTATGTAAAATCTTCGCAAACAACAGACTACCCAACAAAATCCAATTCATTTTATTTAGTTTTGAGTTTTTAATTAATCTTCCCCATCTTCTTCCATCCGTTTTCCCAGATGAAATCCGCAAGCATTAAGACTCCCAAGGCGAACACGAACCACCTTGCAGGCATAAGCCAGCCTCCCAGTCCCACCTCTCTATTGAAATCCACGCAGAAGCTCACCAGATAGTTATAGCTGATGAATGCCCTGTGCATCCAATTAAACTGGAATGTGACGCTTATTGCTATCCATACGAGGAAACCCGTAAAGGAATAGCTGCAGAACACGTAAGCCAATCCGAAGTCATATCCTCGGATAAGCAGGAATATGTGTGTTACAAACATTAGTGACGCCAGCAACGGCAGGATGCCGATACCGAAACGTGTGACTCTCCATACAAGAGTCCTCTCTACCTTGCCTAAGATTACCTCATCAAGGTATTGTAAAAAATTAGCCTTCATAAGCTCAATAGCTTTTGTTTTATTTCATTTTCTCTATTATAGCAAGAAGTTGGTCTATACGCTTGTTGAGGCGTTCTATTTCCATATTCTTGCTTTCAAGCTGATCCATCAGGATTTTGTTTGTGCTGTCCAAATCTGCGAGTGTCCTTTCTGCACTTTGTGTAACGTTTGCCGTCTTGTCCTTGTCAGATTTGAACACCTTGTCAAACGCCTGCATACTTTCGATAGCCGAAGGTGCTCCGAACATCTCCCCTACACCGTCTTCTAACCAGCCCAGGTTGAGATTAAAAGCAAGGGCAACGTTCCTGACATTATTCTCAGTCAGGTTGTCTGAAGAATCCTTCTTCAGTTTCCGACAGAAATTAGACGTATTTATGTTCGCAGCTCTCGCCATGGCGTTCTTGGACAATCCTTTCTGTTCAAGCACGCAAGCGAGCCTGTCTCTAATCTCGTTCATCTTTTCACTTGTGTATGCCATAAGTCCTCCTTTATTAAATAGGTGTCAATGTGAACAGTTGTATTAAAACCTATAATAAGGTTAATATAACTCACTTTCTCCCTGATTTTCTTGCAAATCAAGTTATAATAACCTACTTTTGCAAATGTAATAGGTTACATAAACCTACCACACATAAGTTACACAAACCTACAATTAGGTTATAGTGCTGCAAATATAGAAAAAGATATGATACCAAACAAGAAAAAACCGATAAAACTGCGTTACGGTACACTAAAAAAACTGGCTGCAATATTTGGGGTCAGCGAGCAGACGGTCCGCAGAGCCTTGGCTTTCCGTCATGACACGGAGCTTGCGGAGCAAATCCGCATCAAGGCATACAGATTGAATTTCGTAAGATATGAACGAACAAAACTTTGAAGAAAATGATAACAAACCAGATTATGAAGAGACCACTTGCCAACTTTGTGGTTGAGCAGAGAACCAGAGACGCATTTTTAACGCTACAAGTCTGTTGAAACAATGGAATGAACAGACTGGAGTCACACAACGGCATTTGGATAAATATTTTGCATCCTCGAAAACTGTTGAGTTTATCCAAACCATAATGAAAAGAGAGAATTTAAATACCCCAAAAATGGTGTATTTAAAATCAAGAGGGAGGAATGGGGGAACATACATGCATCCAATTTTATTCATTGATTTCTGTATGTGGATAAATCCCTCATTTAAATATGACGTTTTAAAATTCGTCTATGACAAGATGCTTACATACCGCAATGAAGCAGGAGACGCATACAGAGAACTTGCATCAGCGATGAATAGGATATGCACTCCGCATCAGATGAAACGCTATATGCCAATTCTCGGCAAGGGTATAAACTATATCATCACCAACAAGCACGACAAGCAACTCCGTAACGAATACGGAACGGAGGAAAAACAGAAAGAATACTTTGAACTTGAAAAACAGGTTGCAATGCTTATCAATGAAGATTTCTTGAAAACTCCTGAAGATGTAGTCAACTACCTACGCCGCAAGTTTCAGCAAAAATATTTTTAGTTATGACAGCAGAAGAAATCAGACAAATAGTCGCAGAGGAACTTGACAAGCGGTTCCCGTCGATGCCAAAATATCTCTCTACCGAAGAGAAGGCGCAACAAATGGGTATCAAACCCGAAACCCTGCGCCGCATGGCGAGAAGCGGTAAGATTAACTGCATTAAATGCGACACTGGGATAAAATCAAGATACAGGTTTTATCCTTGACAAATCATCCGCCGAGACAGCTGAAGACTGACAACCCGGAGCGAGACCGGCGAGCGGAACCAATCAAATGGACGGTATATGCCTTGCCCCTATCAGCCAAGGGGCGAACCATAAGGAAGTCGAGGCGAGGCGACGGCTCTTCCGTGACGAACGATCTTTGACTTATCGAAACAAAATAGTATAGGTGTAATAAAGTAGCGGAGAGCATCGTGGATGCCGCGACCCGTGAAAAGGACGCACAATTATACGCAAGTCCTCTCTCAGCGTGTTTCTGAGTAGCGACAAACGAACTGCATTTTTCTTTTAAAGATGCAAGCGGAGCATAAAGGGAACACAAGAGGGGCAAGAAAGCAAACGGCTTACGCTTTCATCATCATATATTCAAAGAGGCGGGTAGCTCAAAAGGTGAGAGCATGCACAGGTCTTCCAAAGACTGATGCAAGACGCAGGTTCAAGTCCTGTCCTGTCTCCATCGCATTTTGTTTTTATTATATTTTGCTAATTCGACATATAACTATTTGTTTGATTTATTTATGTGTCAATCCTTCCCGTCCGTGAGGATAGGGAGGATTTTAATTTAAAATGAATTTATGTCACACTTTTATACCCATCCCGTGTGTCAGAACTACATATCGTTCTGCCACATCAAGAACAGCTGCCGTGAACAGAGTTCTGAATTTTTCGGCGGCAGCATCTCTCCGTTCCATCTTTCCTGTCCGCAGTACATCGGTCTCGGTGTTGTCTACGCACCGAAGAACCGCCCGAAGAAGTGGTTTAAGGTGAGGACCATGGAGGATATGGACAATTCAAGAGCGAGATTATTCTAACATTATATTAACCAACATCAGCATGAAAAGGACATGCTGCAGGTGAAAATCCTGCTTTATGGGTCTCTATTCGAGGAGTACAAGCTCCTCAACCGGTGAAGGTCGGCGCAGCATCTGGAAGTGTGTCATGGCATATAAAGCCTGAGAGCAAGGAAGTTCGATTCTTCCCTTCGCCACTACCATAGATTACATAGATTAGAGCCTCAGCGGAGGCAAGCGAATATGAAAGTTTCGTACTTTGGAGTCCTGCCCGTGAGGGTCGGGCTTCTTTTTATTTACAAGGGCGCAAAGTGGCAGCGGAACACCACTACAATAAGCCATTTTAATCTAAATATCCGCTGGCGGTTCGATTCCGTATGCGCCCACTAAACTGTTATTATATGATTTCATTGAACACGAAAGGAATGTTGAGGGATATGGTTGACGAACATTACGACAATATCCTCGACAACATATCATCAATGTCTCTCGATTGTCTTGAAGCGCACATGAGAGCCATCCATTTATTGAATAATAAAATAAAACATTATGATTAGAAGAACAGATAACCCGATAGAAAAAAGGAAGAGAGCAATAATGGCGGCTGACAGAGCCTTCTCCATATTCATCAGGACAAGAGACTCCCAGGAATACGAAGGTAGAGCCTTCAAATGTATCTCTTGCGGCAGAATACTACCCATCGACCAAGCCGATTGTGGTCACTACATAAACCGCAGGCACATGTCTACAAGATACTCCGAAGACAATTGCCACGCCCAATGCCGGGCTTGCAATAGATTTGACGAGGGTAACATCTACAATTATCGAAAAGGTCTCTACGAGAAATTAGGTGAGAAGAAACTACTCCTTCTTGAAGCTGCCAAACATCAGAACAACAAGCTGTCTACCTTTGAGATTCAGGAGATAGCAAAACACTACAAAACCGTATGTAAAAATTTCGTTTACCAAATAACAAGAAGATGAAGCATATTTTTTTTAAAAGAATCAGACTTGAGAATTTCAAGGCTTTTCCTAATCTTGAAATCTCATTCGCTCCTGATGTTACCAACATTTTTGGACGCAACGAGTCTGGCAAGACCACGGTCCTCGATGCCATCACATGGTGTCTGTTCAACAAGGATCATCTGTATCGCACGGCATTCGCCATCAAGACCCATGGAGCTGACGGCATCGACATTCCCCGTCTCGACCACTCGGTTGAATTGGAAATCAGCATCGACGGTGTTGACAGGACGCTCCGCAGAACATTGAAGGAGCGATGGGTAAAGCCTCACGGTGAAACGGAGACGGTATTCTCCGGCAATTATCAGGAGTGCTATATCGACGGGCAGTCCGTTTCGTCTACCGACTATACCAAATATATCAATGATATAGTCAACGAGACGGTCTTCAAGTCTATAACCTCCCCTACTTATTTTCTCTCCCTGCCTTGGGCAACAAAGCGTGAATTTCTCTCCCGTCTTGCCGGGGAAATCAAGCAGTCTGACATCACCGGCGATAATCAGATGTTCGACCCCCTGTTGGCAGAGCTGCAGAAGCAGAGCATCGAGGACTATCACAAGCATCTGCGGTTTCAGATCCGTGAACTCCGCAAGAAACTCGACATGGTGCCGGTCCGCTTGAAGGAACAGGAAAAGGCTCTTCCTGAAAAGCAGGATTGGGATGATATTGAAAGACAGATTAAAGAGAAGACAAAGGAACTTGACACTCTTAGGGCTTCCATCATAGAGGAAAAGACATTGTCTCCTTCTGACGTCAAGAGAAAACGCATCAAGGAGGATATTGAGAAGCAGCGCATCATCCTTGCCGACAGGGAAAAGGTTGTCGAGGATAAATATAACTCCATTCTTGCAGACACCCAGAAGGAGTACAAGAAAGCCAACGCCAAGATTGCATCCAATAACAACGAGAAGGTTGACCTGCAGGTTGTCTTGAAGCAGTGTGAAAACATTGTCGCAAACAATCGGGAGGCTGTCGCTGACCTCACAAAACAGAAGGTTGATTTCCGTGGTAAATGGGAGTCGGAACAGAGGAGTTCTTTCTCGGCTCCCGACGACGTCAATGTTTGCCCGACCTGCGGACAATATCTTCCGGAAGAGCAGCTGAAAGAGAAAATTTCTCTACTCAAAGCGCAGTTCAACGAAAGCAAGGCTGACAAGATAGCTGAACTCCGTGCTGTTGCTGAGAAGATAAAGATGAACGAAGAGGAGCTGAAACGACAATTTGAAAGCGCCACTATTCACTCTGAAGAAGCCCGTGTCCGTATCGGGGAGATTGACAAGGAGAACGAATATCTCGCTAATGTTCCTGCCATGCCAGATGTGAGTATCAGGGATTTGCTGATTGAGGATGAGAAGTACTGCTCGGCTGACGAGAAGGTTCATGAACTTGAAAAGGCTCTTGAAAACGTCGAGGACTCTCCTATACAGGAAGTGGATGAAGAGACTCGTTCAAAAGAGAAAGAACTTGATTTGTTGATCAAGAGTCTTACAACGACTCTGGCTTCCAAGGTTCAGTTCGACAAGGTTTCCACATATATCAGCGAACTTAATGAGGAGAACAGAATCCTCGCCCAGCAGATTGCCAACTTGGAAAAACAGGAGGATATTCTTGTTGAATACAAGACACGTGCCGACTCTATCCTTGAAGATAGGGTAAACAAGCATTTCTCGCTTGTCAGATGGAAGATGTTCCGCACCCTGGTTAATGGTAATCGTGAAGCGTATTGTGAAGCCACATTCAAGGGAACAGAGGCTGCGGATGGTCTCAACTCTGCCGGATATATAATGGCTGGTGTTGACATCTGCAATGCTATTGCTAAATATTATGATATTTCCGCTCCGGTTGTGATTGACAATGCTGAGAGTATCAACAATGATAATTTCCTCGACACAGAGGGGCAGCAGATTAGATTGTTCGTTTCGGAGGATGAAAAACTAACAGTAAGATAAATATGGCTACAGAAGTAACAAAGTCTTTGACTCCTACACAAGTGGGCGTCATGAATTTCACGAAGAGTATCAACAGCTCTTATGTTCAGAATCAGCTCAAACAGGTATTGGGCAAGAATGCAGGAACGTTCGCCACGTCACTCGTAGAGGTGTTCACTAACGATACGCAGTTGCAGAAATGTGAACAAAAGAAGGTTATACAGGAAGCTATCAAGGCGGCGACTCTCAAACTGCCTCTCAACAAACAGTTAGGATATGCCTATATCCTCGTGTTCAACAACTGGGATAAGGCTCAGCGCAAGAGCGTTCCCACTCCGCAGATAGTCCTCGGTTATAGAGGATATATCCAGTTGGCTATGCGTACCGGGCAGTACAAGAATATCAATGCCGATGTGGTGTATGAGGGTGAGATGGTTGGCAGAGACAAACTCTCCGGCGCCATCGACCTCTCGGGTGAGAAGACATCTGAAAAGGTTGTCGGCTATTTCGCCCACTTCGAGACGGTAAACGGATTTTCCAAGACTCTCTTCATGTCTCTTGGTGAAATGGCTGCATATGCCTTGAAATTCTCTCCTTCTTTCAAGCGCAACGCTGAGAAGAATCCGCTGCCTTCGGTTGACGCTCTTTGTGATATGGCTAACGACCAGGCGGTCAACGGACCGCAGCAGGGCAAGGTCGGATGGGAAGGCGATTTCAACTCTATGGCTATAAAGACCGTCCTTCGCCGGCTACTTTCCAAGTATGGCTATCTGTCTATCGAGATGATGTCAGCTCTCGCTGAGGATGAATCTTCTGCGGTTGAGCAGCGCAACGAGGAGAACAATGAAACCAAACCTGTTTTCGATGCTCAGGCTGTCGAAATCAAGGAGGAGGAATCTAAACCTGTAGAAGACTGCCCGATTTGATGAAACTACGTGTGTTTAGCTCGTCGTCGTCGGGTAACGGGTACGCCCTGATTTCTGACGATGACGAGATTTTACTGATTGAAGCAGGTGTGAAGGCAAGGGCTATGCTAAAAGGTATCGACTACAGAGTGTCGTGTATCTCCGGGTGCATCGTAAGCCATGCTCACGGCGACCACTCTTCCCATATCACGGAATACCGCAAGATGGGATTTCCTGTAGGGTGTAATCAGGATGTCGCCGACAAGAAGTCTGTTGCCAATCCTTGTGTGATGCAGGCTGGCAGGACTTATGCTTTCGGTAGCTATCACATCACTCCGTTCAACGTGAAGCACGATGTGCCTAATTTCGGTTATCTCATACACCACAAGGATATGGGAGTGATGCTCTTCGCTACCGACACCTACACGCTGCCGTATGAGTTTGCCAACGTTGACCACTGGTTGCTGGAGGCTAACTATCACGACGATATTCTTGCCGAGAACGTGCGCAAGAGGGTTATTGATGAAGGACAGCGCAGGCGCCTCATGGTTTCACACATGTCGCTCGACAATTGTATTCTGAATCTTTCTCGCTGCCACGCTGAGAAGAGTCGTAACATTATCCTCATACATCTCTCGTCACGCAATTCTGATGCGAAGCTCTTCAAGAAAAGGGTTGCCTCTCGTTTTGCGGTCCCTACATATATAGCAAAAAAGAATGAAACCATAATATTGTAAACTTATGAGAAGCAAGAAGAACGAAACAAAGAACATCAATGATGAAGTGAAGCGCCTGCGCCATCTTATCGGCGTTCAGAGAGCGCAGTTCAAGGACGACCTTGAAGGACACGAGAAACTTATCAAGAGCTTGAATGAGGAAATCCTGTATCTGAAAGCCTTCAACAAGTTCTTGATCAATAGAAACATCTTCCAGAGAATTGTCAACACAATACCTACCGACGATGATTTACGACCTTAACGACCCCCGTGACTATCTCGATGCCTGTGCGGTCTTTGAAAAGGCTTGTCAGGAGAAACGTAAAGTTGAAATTCGTCACCCACGTAAGGTGCGTACCTCCCAACAGAACCGCTTCTATCATTTCATGCTCCGCTATTTCGCCTGTCAGTATGGTTGTACTGAAACCGAAGCTTCGGAGATTTACATGAAGCGTCAGGCTTGTCCCCATATCTTCGAGAGAACCAAGCAGAACCGATTGGGCAACACGATAAAGACCTACAGGTCTTCTTCTGAATTGTCTTCCGAGGAGATGTCTTCGGCTATCAGGAATTTCATGGCTTGGTCTTCCATCGGCGGTATTGAGATTCCTGACCCGGAAGATACGCAAAGCATCAAGTTCTGTGAGAGAGAAATAGAAAGAAACCAATCAATGATTTAGTAATATGAGTGATTTTTTCCTGGGCAGCATAGACCTGTCCAAAATCGACAAGAAGCTCATCAAGATGGTGGACTTCAAGGATGGCACCACCCGTCCTATCTTGCAGCTGACAATCAGCAAACGTAAAGAACCGTCCCGTTATGGCGACACTCACTATATCAGCATCGCACCGAAGGGCACCCCGAAAGAGGAACGCTCTAAATATATAATCGGTGACCTCCGTGAATGGAACGACAATCCTCAGAAGCCGTCTGCCGAAGAGATTGCCGCTTCGCCCGCTCCAAGTCATAAGGACGAGGAGGATTTACCGTTCTGATATGAATGATGATATTCTGGCAGCTATCAGGCTGCTTGAAAGCCACGGTTACGAAATCTCTCCACCTGCCTCTGACGATGGTATGGTGGAGATTTCAGACGGCGATTTTGAAACTCTGTGGAATTTGTATCAGAAGAAGGTGGGCAAGCAGAAATGCTTGAAGTTGTGGCGGAAAATGTCTCGCACCGACAAGCGGAAATGCCTCGATTATGTTCCTCTGTATGTAGAGGCTCAACCGGACAAACAATATAGAAAGAACCTTGAAACGTTCCTCAGAAACAGATGTTGGGAGGACGAACTAATTTATAAAGATAATGTCAGACAAAGAATTGGTGCAGTCGCACGGCGTATCGACGACATCAAGCGATACGACGCTTCCTTTAAGGGATAGGTTTCCGACCTTCTCTTCCTTCTGCAAGGCATATTCCCCGGATTGCATCAGCACTGTCGGGAAATACAAGGAGAGATGCCTGTTCGGAACTTCCCCTACTCTCGTAACTCTAAACAACACTTATGGCGATTCTTCTTCCATCCAACTGCTGATGGTACATTTGTCTTACGTCAACGAGATTTCTTTTTTCTCCTCTCGCATGAGTGTCCAGCAGATTGAATATACTGCCACCGCAATGGTGCAGGAGTTCTATTATCTGAAAGTTTCTGAAATCATGCTGTTCCTCAATGGTCTGATGAATGGGGCTTATGGCTCGTTCTATCCTACTCCGGTCGACATTCTTACTCTCTTGCGTGAAAGGTTTATCCCTTACCGCAATGCCGCTTATGCAAAGCGTGAAGAAGAGGAACTACAGCAGAAAATCTCTGACGATGCTGAAAGATTCAGAAACATGACGGATGAGGAGAGAAAAAGAATACAGGAGATAAAGGACAGGATATGCAGAAAGTTATCTATTGGCACAGAAGACTGAGCCGGAACGCTCTGGATAAAATAAAGCGGCGCTTTCACATCACCGGTACTACGGTAAACGGAGAGAGCATCGCCACCATCGACGATGGTGATGAAGAGGCATTCCAGAAGTGCATCGACGGAGGCTTCTTTGTAGTGAGAAACAAAACAATAAAACTTTAATTCTATGACAGAACAGACAATTACATTCACTCCCTCTGCCTCATTGCGCAAGGGACTGAAACTGATAGCCAAGGGCATCTGGCTGACCGTCGGCTCCATCGGCAGGCTGCTCGATGCCTGTATAAGGCGCTTTCCATACGTATGGATTGTAACGATTCTGATTGCTTCGGTAATCATAGCCCACGTCAACATCGGCAAGGCGAGAGCTGAAAGAGACAGGCTCAACAAGCAGAACTATGAGCTGACACAGAAGGTAGAAAAACTTTCCAATGTTTTATCAATTGGAATAAAATAGCAACATTATGACAACATACAAACTCAACCAGTTCCCACCCGAATTCGGATTGATGGGTGTAGAACGTTCCTTGATATACCGTTTGTTGGAAGATGGGTTCAAGGTAAAATATCTGAATGAGGCAGGGGATATACACGCAAGAGGCAAAGCATTTCATTTCTGTGAATGTGAAATCACCTTCCTTGACCTCCCCGACATCATCAAGTTCATCAACTTTGTCGGCAGGATTTCAATCGGTCTTGACAGCATTACGATGCTCGAAGCCGAGCTGAAAAGATACAACAAATATCCAGAACATCCAGACGTTCCAGACCGTATAAAAGATTAGCACTATGAAGAAATATGAATTAACTACAGAAACCCTACAATATGCAGGACATACGTTACATAGGATAAAAGCCCTGAGAGATTTTGGAATTATAAATGCAGGAGAACTCGGCGGCTGGATAGAAAGTGAGAAAAATCTATCTCAAGTTGATAATGCTTGGGTTTATGGTAATGCTATGGTCTATGATGATGCTATAGTCTCTGATAATGCTTGGGTTTATGATAATGCAAAAGTTTATGGTGAGGCAGAAGTCTCTGGTAATGCCACGATTTGGGACCATGCGAGGGTCTTTGACGAAGCTTTGGTCTACGATAATGCTGATATTTTTAATAATGCTATAGTCTGTGGCTATGCTGATGTTAATGGTGAGGCAAAAATCAGAAATGCAAAAGTCTGTGACAATAAAGACTACATAGTCTTCAAGAACTTCTGGAGTAGTGGAAGGTATTTTACCTGGACACGCTCTAACAATAAATGGAGTGTCGGATGCTTCCACGGAACAGGCGAAGAACTGATTAAAAAAGCCTATGCCGACAGCGAAAAATCAGGCAGAGAATATGAAAGAGTCGTGAGGTATGTGGAAAGCATACTCGCAGACGAAAAGAAGAAAAAAAACAACTAAAAAGTAATCAATATGGATTTGGAAAGAACAAAACAAAGTCTTAGAAGACTTGCTAAACTATTGAATAGACCTGTGGTTAGCGAGGAAACTGAACAACATAAAGATACTCAGCCAGACTCCTTTGAAACCTATACTCAGATGACTCGCCAACAACGTAGAGCCTACCAGCGTCGGCTTGAAAAGGAGATGAGAAGAAAAAGTAACTAACCATCCTCTCCTTGGTGACAGCAGGGGGAGGACAAACAAAAAAAGGAGATGTTTCCTGGCACACCTCCCCGAGAGTTAAGACGCATCGATTACGCCTTTACGAAAAAGTGAAAGAACTTCGCCCTTTTAGGGTAATATATCTTGCCGTTCCGTATAATGTATCGACAATATACCTCTTTCACTCCGCTCTCTTTGTGTGATTTATTCATGTGGAGATTAACCTCCTTTCTCGGCTACTGCATCCGAAGCTGAATTACTTGCGGAAGTCGTCATATGAAGCCGACACACAACGAAAAAGCCCTCAGCACAGGACTAAGGGCAATGTCTTTTCTCTAAGGAGATTGGACGGAGAGCGGTGGCTTTGCCGCCGAGAAGGAGGTTACTCCTTGAATAAATCACGTTGCAAATTTAGTACAACTTTGGTTTATAGCCAAAAGTACTAACGAAAACGTTAGATTCTGCAACTTTAATTAAGTTAAATGTAAAACAAGATTAAAAAAATGATTAAACCAGAAGACCTAAGAATTGGAGATTTCGTAAAAATCAGCAGTGACCACTCCACGATACCCCAAGGAACAATATGTAAAGTCGTAGGCATAGACGATGCACTGTCATTTCCAGATAACTTCAATGGATGCGTCTCCTTGTTGGAACTTGATAGAGAAAAGGGAGATACGCCAACAGGGATGTGGTGCGAAGAAATCGAAGGCATCCCAATCACTAAAGAGTTTCTTATAAAGAATGGATTTAAAGAGTTCAGACACCGTGTAGAAGAAGAAGGTTATGAATGGTACATTTACGAAAATGAGATTAATTGTACGGAAGTTCGGTATTATCCCATATCGAAAAAATACTTAGTATCTTATGACGGAATAGTGTTATATGAGATATTCTTCGTTCACGAACTACAGAACTTCATCTATACTCTCAAAGAGGACATCGAAATAACTATCTAAACAAATAATCATGAAAATACTATACAGAATACTGGTAATCCTGCTTTGGATTCCTATAATATTATTCCTTATTTTTGGACTACCGATAGCTCTTATAATTTCTCCTGTGATATATCTTTTCACAGGAAGAGCAAAAGGACTTTTCTTTGATATGTACCCCAAGGCATTGGATTATTTGCTTGATGTGGTAGAAATGCTTGCAAAGAAAGGAGAGTAACTATGAATAGCAGACAGCGAAAGAAATATGAATATGTTTCACTTAACTGCGCACATAATAAATCTTATGACGAGCAAGTGCCATATTATGAATACTGCAATATTCCTCGCCAAGTTTTTGTATGCGCACGACAACCACAATACACGCAACACTTCACAGATGAAATCGCAGAAAGTCGATGGGAAATCTGCGAAGGTTGTAAATCCTTTACTCTCTCACGTGAGGCAATGAGGCTCGGAATGGAAAGAAAGAAAGCGGAAAAATGGATGAATCGCCATAAGTATTAACAATTTATAGATAGACTGACTATGATTGACGATAAAGCAATAATGACAGCAGCCAACAAGTATAATCCAGATAAAGGATTCCACGAGGAAATGGAGAGAATATCCTTCATGGATGGTGTTGCATGGTTCAAGCAAGCCCTTTGGCACACCGACGATGAAATTCCTGAAAGCGGAAAAATCATCCTCATCAAAGGCTTGGAATGGGACAACACGGTAGGAGGCTACAATCTTTTCAACACTACAACGGATATAGACCTTGCAGATTTCGACATGGAAATACAATGGGACAACTTCTGCGAGTGTGCCGGGGTGAATTTTACATGGTGCTACATCGAAGACCTATTGCCAAATAAAAACAAACAATAAACATTATGGGAACAAACTTTTTTTGTGTCGAGAAAATCAGCAGGAGACAGAAAAGCAAAATTAAGTCACTGCTTAGGGAATACATCGAGATTATAGATAAGGTAGATACAGCCTGCTATTTCCATAAATTGCACAGTAAATATAACGAGATGATCTCAGACATTATTCCAGAAAAGGTGCATCTTGGGAAGCGTGGCTATGGTAGTCAATTCCTTTGGAACTACCACAATGGGAGGTATTTTAAAGCCAATCTGGAAAGCATAAAGGAATTCTTGAAAGATAAGATAATCTTCGATGAAAATAATGAAGTGTTCAGTCTTGACCAGTTCCTCAATGAGGAGATAGCGGATTATTTGTATAATACTGATGGCAAACTGTACGATGGTATGGAATCACTCCCATCTTACTATTTTATTAGTGATGGATTAAGATTTTCAAAAAGTGAGGATTTTCGTTAAAAAAAAAGAATAGTATGGAACAAAGATACATTGCAGGGGACTGGGTAAAAAACAGAGGGAAGTTGGCAAGGATTGAGGAAACCTACAGAACCAACTACTTCGTGAAGGATTATCATGATGATTATAATCCAGACATTGAATATGATGATGCTTACTTCTTCAGGGAGGTGAGACCTCAAGACTTAGTGCCTATTCCCCTAACTTATGAAATGTTGGAGAAGAACGGATGGAAGTGGGATGGACAGGACTTTGTTGGAGCATGTCTTCTATATCCTGAAGGCAACTATTTTGTTTTCGATGCTTTTAGAACAAAAATAAAATATGTTCACCAACTCCAACACTTACTCTTTGGTTTGGGAATTTATTTTGACTTTAATTTAGAGAATAACTATGAGAACAATTAAATTTAAGGCAAAGAGAAAAGGTAAGGAACAATGGGTCTCAGGTGATTTGGCCCATTCTCTTGATGGTAATTTAAACATATTGGGATTTGTTGAAGAAGAAGGCAAAATTGGTTTCACCGGGGCACATCAAATCGACCCCACCACCGTCTGCCAGTTCACCGGCTTCCTCGACAAGAACGGCAAGGAGATATATGAGGGGGATATTCTTCGCTCGGACGAATACCCCTTCAGTTGCATGGAGGATGATGCGCGTGATAATTACTTCGGCATTATAGAGTGGAGTGATGAAGAGGCGATGTTTCTGCTCACCTGTGTCAAAAACCCGAAATCCGCTGTGCGTGGCATTTCTGACGGCATCTCTGACGAAATCACGCAACAGAAACTTGAGGACTGTGAGTTGGTCGGCAGCATCCACGACAAGGAATGGCAGGAGAAGTTGAACCTAAAATAGAATAGAATATGACAAGAGAAGAATTTGAAAAAGCGGTCGAACTGAACAGGTCTTTGAAAGGTCTTAAAAGTATTTCACGTTATCTTAACAGACCTTGTAAGGAAGAGAAACTTTTTTTATGGACTAAAAGGATTGGAGGGGAAGGATTGATAATGCCCGACATTTTAGAAAGTGAGTTCATCTTGGCAGTGAGTAGATGCATAGAAAAAATCGAAAAAGAAATTGAAGAACTATGAAACCGAAACAAATGAGAAATCAAAGCAACGAACAAATTTGCGCAAACTGCGCATACACACAAGGCAGACAGAGCTGGTGTGACGGGAAATATTGTAGTAAAATTAACAGACAAGAAAACAAATGATTGATAACTTGACAATAACCTTTGAGAGTAATGGCATAACCCATACACTCAATGTCCCAACAAGGGATGAGAATCTGCCATACAATTTGGCAACGGCATTTACTGAGATAATAAAGCAGTCAAATGCAAATGATGAAATGGTAATTGACAATCTCAAGGATGAGTTTGCTTATGGAACAAATTCTTGGATTTCAGTCAACGACAGGCTTCCAGAAATGGACAGGGAGGTAATTGCCCTTAATGATGAAGGGAGAATCTCCTTTGCCCACATCGTAGATACCACAACAACAAAGCATTACCGTGGTTGGAATATCCCAAGTGTGCTTTATTGGATGCCCTTTAATAATCCTTTAAAAGATTAAGATTATGACAAATGTAGAATTAATCAAAGCATTACTGACAACAGTAGAAAATCGTGGTGTGCTTCCTGTCTATATAGACGCAGCAATACTCAGAGATTATGCAGAAAACGAAGATTCTGTTAAAGATGTTGTATGCCATGATGAATATGTAACACTTTATAATTATTGAATTATGACGAACGTAGAGCTAATAAAAGAATTGCAGAAATCAGTAGACAAATACGGGGAACTGCCTGTTAAAATAGACATAGAAGTCCTCAAAAATGAAATATCTATTGAAGATGTTAGATGTAATGGTGTGTATGTAACAATTTATGATTATTAGAATATGAACAGAGAACAAGCTAAAGCCCTTCTGCCTTTTATACAGGCATTCAGTGAAGGAAAGACGATACAAAGCAGATGCATTACAGGCGAGACACCACTTTGGTGGGATGACAATAATCCAACATTTGAGGTTGATGATTTCGATTACCGCATAAAGCCAGAACCTAAGTACCGCCCATTTGCTAATGCAGAAGAGTGTATTGAGGAGATGAAGAAGCATGTACCATTTGGTTGGGTGAAAGACAAGTGTTCTTTTTATCCCATTGAAATGATGGGTGCTAGTTTTAGTAAAGAATATATAAAATGCCGTGGAATATGGTTTACTTCAGGGAGAATGTTTAAAGATGTCACCTTCCTTGATGGTACTCCATTCGGTGTAAAAATTGAGGAGGATAAGCAATGAGTAAAGAAAAAGCTGTTGAGTATATCAAAGGCGCTTTAAAAGAGGCTGATGAATGGTGGTATGGAGACGGAGGTAAATATTCATACAAAGAGATTAAAAGTTTATTAGAATTGTCGCTTAAAGAGCTGGAGAAGTAAGTTATGAGTATGACACAATGGGCAGAAAGAGAAATAGCTGCTGCATGTAAAAGAGAAAACCCTAATTGGGATGGTAAAAGTTTTGATTATGGTTGTTTATGTTATCAATCAGCACTCAAAGCTTATAAATCTTTAATGGATGACGGACATAGTGGTTACAGTTTCAGTATAACAAAGAATATACTTAAGAAACTGCTTGATGAAATACCATTGTCACCTATTACAGATAAGGATTTCTTTATTGATAAACGTGAAAGTCTTGAAAGCGATGAAAGTCTTAGAAAACGTGGACTTAAATCACATATTCAATGTCCTCGTAGAAGTAGTCTTTTCCGTTATAAAGATTTGAAAGGTAATGTTAAATATACAGATATTGACAGATATTATTGTATTAATGCTGAAAACCCTTCAGATACTTTCTCAGGTGGTATTGCCAATTTCATTGACAAACTTTATCCAATTACAATGCCTTATATACCATCTTCTGAACGATTTAAAGTATATGTAAAATATTGGCTTACTGACAAAAGTCATGGTGACTTTGATGTGCAAGAAGTTATTGGTTATAAAGACCAACAAGGTCAATGGCATGATTATAGTAAACTTATATATGATGACGGTAACGGTCTGCATGAAATTACAGATGAAGATACAAAACAGAAGCTTATAGCAAATAGACTTACTTCTATAGAAGATGAAATAGCAACATCTGTATGTGATGACGTCAAATATTCTTTCTTACCTGACGAGTTGTGGAGAGATAACAGAATAAAATATAATGAAATCAAGGATACTATTGATAGAGTTATTAAAGTTCGCTTTAATAATATAAATGCTAAATGTAGTTGTCTTGCAAAACAAGATGAACATGGCATCTGTTATCTTAATACTTCTGCCAACATTCATATTATAGTTAAAGGTTCTGATGAATACAAAAAGTCTTTGATTGAAGAATGTGATGAAGTAAAAGGTTTGATTAAAGTTGTAGATAACATCAAAGAAGAAATAATAAGCTTGATAAAAGAAATATAACATCTAAAAAACATAAACAATGAAAAAACTCACTTACAAACTCAAAGCCATGTGGAATATCCTCACGGCTCCGGCATCTTGGTATTGCACATTCCAAAAGCAGGACGCACCCTTCACCGAAGCAGAAATGCTGCATTCCGTCATCCTCACCGCCGCACGGAAACTTGTCGAGGCGGAAGTAATAAACGAAACGCGCTTCGGTATGATACAGGACATCCTCGAAGACCGTTCCGTAGTCCTCCACACCGTAGCCTTGTCCGACAAGGACCTGCAAGTCCCCACACACTTTGTCTCCTACGACGCCACCGACGAGGACATTGACCTAATGAAGGAAGACGAGTTTATCTAAAATCCAGAACGTCCAGAATATCCAGAACATCTATATAAAATTTAGGAATTAAAATAAATAAGTATATGACAGAAATACACGAAATGACATTGAATGACTACCAGAACCTCGCCCTTGAAACCGCGATATATCCTCAGCCGATTATATACCCGGCTTTGGGATTGACTGGTGAGGCAGGCGAGGTAGCAGACAAAGTGAAGAAGGTATTGCGAGACAATGACTCCCAATTCACACCCGAAAAGAAGCTTGAAATAGCAAAGGAAATCGGTGATGTCCTGTGGTATTGCGCCACGCTGTCACACGATCTTGGCTACACGCTTGAAAATATTGCCTCGATGAATTATGCGAAGCTGCGTTCCCGACAGGTGCGCAATAAGCTGCATGGCAGTGGAGACAATAGATGAAAAGAGTATTACCAATCAACAAACACAACTCATTCTAAAAACTGAGACTTTAATCAGACAACCGGACTTTATTTATTAATTTTGCAAGAGAATACATATGCCAAAACTTGACAAGGACATTACCGAACAGAGGCTTATAGACCTCATGAAAGCATACAGGAGGGTAGCGCCCACCTGTACGACACAGAAGCAGGCATGGATAAGGACCGCAGAAAGCCCTGCTCCGAGATATTACATTACACATTTCCAGGCATATCAGAGGATGCTGCAATACTTTAAGGGGGACAGGATGGAAAATTATACAAACCCCTACAGGAAAGCACTCTTCGATGCGCTGTACGAGACCTGTATAGAACTTTCCCAAAAACCGGAATACTTGGGAATGTCTCTATATAAACTCACCCAGTTTGCCATAACGCAACCTGCTCCGTCTTTTTTCGTTTCTCCTGAATCAATGCCTGTATTGTTCAAGAAAATGAAAGAGATTGAACGTGAGAAGAGTCTGAGATTTCACAGGTTTTACAGGAAAACTTATTTGAAAGGCAAAGATGATGAATGACAAAGAACCACGAAATGAAATCACCCGAAAGAAAAAGAAGGAACCTTATGCAATGCCGAGGGATTTCCTCAACGACTTGTTCAACGAGGAGCGTGACAATATAAGAGAAGCGCTCGAAGATGTCCGCCAGCGTAGCCCGAACATGTATCTGAAAACTATGATTGAAATCGGCAAGCTGATTATCCCCAAGAATGGCAACCTGCGTATAGACCATATCAATCACGACCTTGATGAACTTGCCGTTCTTGGAAGGAGCGTTGATATTCCACCCGTTATCGAAGCTGATAACAGTTATGAGGAATTGCCATATAATAACTTGCCTGCTCACCCTTCGGTTACTGATACGCCGAAGGAACTGTTTGGTGATTCAGAGAACTGACGGCATTTGTCCCGTATCTCTTCACTCGCTATCCTGTAAGCTCTCGACGAACGTAAAAACCTGTCATTGCTTACAAGCATTCTCCTTATCGTCTGCGTCGTTCTTCCTAATAGTTTCGATGCGGTGGTTACGCTATAACCCTGCCTGATCATCTGTGACACAAGAATACATCTTGCCATCACAAGATTTTCCTTCCTTGATTTCCCCAAGATGTCGTCTATGCCGATGTCTTGTCCGTCTTGGCTCGTGTTGCAACACAATACCGTGAGTTCCACTATCCTGTGGAGCTCTTCTTCTTTCCTGTTCATATCATCATGTTTTGTTCCTTTTTCTTATTATCCAAACGAGGATAGCGCACACAATGAAAAGCATCACACACAAGGGAACAAAGCTGTTGATTCGCATCTGCTCCCATTTCCCCAGTTTCTTCTCTACAGGGAACGGCACTCTCACGGAGTCTGTCTTCATCACCGTGTCCGTCTTGTTCGTGTAGATATAATGGTCCTCGTGTTCCGTCCTTACCTTGTCCTTGAACACGGTGTCTCCCTTCATCCACACGCTCACACTGTCATGCACCCACACGGAATCCCTCTTGATGAAGCTGTCCGTCTTCACCTTGTATTCCGTATGATATTCCGGCACACTCACATATTTCACGCTCCTACATCCCGTCAGCAGCGTCATCAGTCCGCACAACACGCATCCTACCAAGAATGCGGCAAGCAGCCTTGCAACTCTTATCATTGCCTGTTCCATAACACTTCCCTTTCTTTTATATACAACAAAAGCGGCATCCCTACCGTTGGAATACCGCTTTAGAATAAGGAAGGGCGATGCAGTTTGTGCATTTTTTACACACACTGAATCTTCGTACAATTCTCCTGTTTCAAAAGATTTGTTATTCAATGTCAAACTCGTCGAACAATGCCAACTGTTGGTATTGCTTCGGATTTGACTTGTCAAGCAGATACATAAATCTTGCCCAGTTGTAGTCAGAAGCCAAAGCGAAAGAATGCAATATCGCCAAATGACGTTCCAATGCAGGTTTGCCCACATCGCTTGTCAAGAATTGATGGAACTTGTATTTTCTATAGCCTTTCTCGGATTTCGGGTTCTTCCTCTTTAATTCGTTATATACAAGAGGGGCGATACGCTCATACACAATATCATTTATTATCTTCCCTATGAATTGTGGCTTGCCTATGGATTTGTCCCAATTCCAATGGCGCATCTTGTATATATCCTCAAAGAACTGGTCGGGGAAAGTCTTGACCCATTTTTCAGCTTCGTTGTTTATAAATGTAGATAACCAACTTTGCAGTTCGTTCTTCGCCCTTTCCTTCGCCTTGTCATATCCGGTAGCTTCATCTATCAAGGCTATTATGCCGACTTTTGCAACTGCCCTGATGATTACATTTGCTCTTTTATAGTAGTTTTCACTGATGTCGAACGCCGGGTTCTCATATGCGTCAATAATGGCGGAACATAAGTCTATCAAGAGTGTAGCTTCATATCCGTAAGTCATTGATTGCGAACCTCCTGCGTTGTTTCTCTTGAATTTCACAGGAGCATCAAACATATCTGTTATGCCGGGTTTCGTATTCCATACAATGGCGTCACTTTTCAGAAATTTCGACAGCCATGTTCCAGATGTATTGTCAGCCCCAATAGCCTTTTGAAGACCTCTACCCGAAAATACCCTCATTCCGTTGTTCAGTACATAACAGGGGATTTCTATGCTGCCCAATTTCAACGGTGTTTTGTCAGCTGAATATTTTGCATAAAGTGGTTGTTCCCCTGCCAGTTCGCTTACTTCTATCTTCAAGGCATCTGCTATCCTTGTCAGAGTGCTTTCTGTTGCCGTACCATTTATAGCCTTACTCATCCCAGCTTCTGACATTCCTGTCATTTCGCATAACTGTTTCTGACTTATCCCTCTTTCTTTTAAAACTTCTTTAATCTTATTATCCATAACTAAATATACGTTTAATAATTGAATTTTGCAAAGTTAATGATAATAAGATTAAACTGCAAGTTATTCGTAATATTTTATCCAAGCGGTATCCCAACAAGTCAAAGAACGCCTTTTTTTTAAAGCCCCTATCCTCACGGACCGAGGCTCTGAAAAACAATTAACTAACACTTAAAACTATGAAGAAAAAACTAAATATCCTTATATTCCTCCACCGCATTGAAGCAAGGACAGCTCTTCTCCCATTTCTTCGGGTTGTCCTCTCCCCAGATGCTGCGGTGTCCCATTATCCTTGCGGTAGGATATTTCTTGTGCAGTATGCCAAGCAGCTTTCTCAGTGTTGCCTTCTGCGCCGGAGTCCTGTTGTCTACTGCCACAATCTTCTTGTTCGGTCGCTCTATGCCTCCCACATAAGCCACATTGATGGCGGTGGCATTGTAGCCCTTCACTCCGTTGCTCACCTCTTCAACTGCGAGCATCTGATGTACGCCTCCGTCAGCAGTCACCACATAATGATAGCCGGGCTGTTTCCAGCCCTTCGCCTTGAACTCTGCCCAAAGCTCCTTCGTTCCCCAATTCTGGTTGCTCGCCGTGCAGTGCACGAATATCCTTTCAATCTTTCTCATTTCCATTCTTTTTTTTGTCGTTGTCTTCTTCAAGTGCCTCCTCGATCGCGTCGCCTACGTCCTTGTTGCGCTTGCGTATAAGGCAGATGATGAATTTTTTTATACTTAGTTTGTTTGTCACACCGTGCAGGGCACAGATATGTCCCACGATGCTGTCCACTTCCCAAATACACCCGAAGCCTAAGCCTATTGCCGCCGTAGTGACGTGGTTTGCGATGCCCAGAGGCTCGAAGATGCCCAGACCGAAGAACGTCCCCAATAGCAGGTAGCCGATGTAGTCCATAAACTTGTTGCAAGTCCTCCTTCCTGCCCTCGAGAATCTGAAATGTTCCTTCTTCTGAAGACTCTCGCTCAGTCCGTACCAGAAATCCGCGACTATCAGCACTGCTATCAGTATCAGCATCCATCGTAGGTCATACAGTACGCCCAGTGCTTCCTTTGAGAATGTTCCGCTACTTATGAGCAGGAAAACCCCTCCTCTCGCAAGTCCCTCATTCATGCGCACCTCCTTCCGTTATCCTGTTCTCAGTCTTTTCCATATCTTTTAAATTATAAATATTTACGTTTATCTTATCTTTCCTGTATATCTTTCTTGTGTCTCTATCAGCGCTCCGGAAAAAGAATCCGATGCTTTCAGCCCTGACAGGTTTATATTGAACTTCCAGTATTTGAATCCTCTCCCTCTCAATGATGTCACTCTTTGCCATGCCACGCAATCGTTACTCCCGTACATGGCAAGTCTTATCTTGGTCGTTGTGCCTTGCTGGTCAAAAATGACTTTCACCCTGTTTAAGGTTTTCAATGCAGCCGAGTTTTCCCATTTCATCGGACGTGAAGACAAACTGCACCCATAAGTATTTGTATCATCGTTTATGTTTGGTCTGTCAAGCAAACTATACACTTCTCCTGTTTCGTTCTGTAACAGTGTGTCCGGATAACCGTTAATGGTCCTTACGCAAGACAGCCTGTCTTTCAGTGAGAACGTTCCTTCCGTCATGGAGTATACATAGCAATATTCGGGTGTTGTATTCATCAGATACAGCAAGCGGTCTCTATAATCATAGGCTATGAAACATGTTTCCAGGAAGTCCACAAAACTCATTTTAAGCAATCCTTTGATGCTTTTCGATTCTCTTCCTGTCAGCTTTTCGCTCACACATCTAACCTGTCCTCCGTCTATCACCATCAGACCTTTGGCTGACGTGAAGAATATGTATCCGTCTGTTTCGGTAATTGACTTTGAGTTGTTGCATATCTCTCTTGACATCGGACGCACCGTTGAGTATAGTCCTTCATTGTCTGTCTGCAATGCCCACACGCCATCGCTACAAAGTGCTATCAACGGATATTGTCCGAACTGTCCCTGACTCAACGCTGTTGTCTGACTCGCCAAGCCTAACACTTTTCCGTTGCCTATACTGGTATTTCCTTTTGCAGTAAACACCCACGGATTATTTACATCGCTCACCCATATCTGATTGCCGAACTGCTGGACTTCAGTTTTTTCTACCGGTGCTGCATCTATCGCCTCCCATTCTATATTACTCGTCGAGTATTCTGCTTTTGGCAGGCTGCCGAACCACCATGCCCCATTCAGATATGGTGACTCTTTCAACCATATCTCTGTCTTCTTGAACCGACCTTCTCCTGTATCAAAAAGATTCTCGTTCAACCCTTTATTCTTGTCTATCACCAATACTGCCTTGTATGCTTTAGGATCAGGATAGAAGAAATAGGTTCTGAAAAGCATCTCGTTTCCTGTGATTTCCTTGTGCACTATTTGTTCACCGGTATTCGTTTTGATATACACGTATATATCGAAGTAATAGGAGAAATACACCGGTCCCATATCGTAGTCACAACCTACGTATTGTTCTGCTCCTTCCCACGTATCTCTCGTTGGTTCTATCAGATGTATTCTCTGATTATAGGAATACATCTTTGAGCAACCGAAAACGCAGTTGCTGAAATAATCATTCGGCAAGCACTGTTGGGTAGTAAGGTTTTTCAGTGCTTTGTCGTCCGACTTGACGATAGTCCACTGGTTCCTTACCGTCAAAGGGATTTCTTTTATCTTGTAGAATATGGTGTCGTTCTCCAATAGTTTCAATACGTCATTGAACTCGCTGAGCGCCACATATAACCAATTGCTATATGTCGGGGTGTCACTTGGACTCGTGCCGGTAGATTTCATGGCTAAGGAATATTCACCGACGCAGTTTCCGTTGGTCTGCACCATATCTCCGTTTTCGTCAATGAAACCGCTGCTGATCTTCAAAAAGGGTTTGGATGTTGTTCCGTTCGGTTCTATAGTCTGGTCTTTCTCTGTGTCATAGTTGTCCACTCCTTTGCTCACAAACAAGGCGATGTTCTTCACTAAATCCGTCCACTCTGAATAGTCTGTCCTCAGATTATATATAAGCAGGGAGTAATAGGTGTACATATAATAGCTGTCATCACTCTGACCGCCTGTCATCCAATAGCTGTTGTGCCCCATTACGGGTATCATCAAAACGGGGACGCTTATACAGGTATAGCTTCCGTCATACATTTCCAGTGCATATCTTACAAAGAAGGGATTGCAGAAGCCGTTTAGTTCCACTATCTTGTTTTTGTTGGCTGAATATGCTCCGACTACCGCATTGTTATAGTCCTGTTGCTTGCCTGCTCCTATGTATGTTGTCTCTTTCTTGTCGCAGATTCCTTCAAGGGAAACTTTATCTCCCATCACCGTATAGTTCCTGTCGTTGATAAACCTGTACTTGACTATCGGTTCCGGTATCTTTGCACCAAGATATTTATAATTTCCGTTCTCCGGCTTCCATAGGTAATAGCCTAATCCTTTGCTGCTGCTCACAACGAGGGTATTACCTATCGCTTCTACCTGCACATTGTCTCCCAATACCGGGGCATTGGCAATTGTATTGTTGGTTGTCGTGTCCGTCTGGTCGTACCACGTTATGGTATTGTCGGACTTTAAAGCTATATAATGTTTGTAGTTGTCGTTGTACTTGTGGACAAAGAGCAAAGGAAAAGGAATGGAGAACTGATACTGCTCTTTCTGTATCGGTCTATGCCCCCCATTCCTGTATATCATGTTGAGTTCTGTCTCGCATGTGTTGTCTCCACATACAAGGTCGTTCGGAACATTTGTAATGCCTTCGTTCCATGTCAACTGCTGCTGCTTTATTTCATTCATAACGAACGTGATATTTCCCTTTATGCAAAAATAAGGTTCACATTCTTATGTTTTTCCGCTCTCGCAAGTAATCACTTCCTCATCGCCTCCATATAATGCCATATCTTGCTCCCCTCTAGTCCGTAGTCTTCATCATTGAAGTAGAACTCATAGGCTGCTTTCAGTATCTCCCCGTCAGAAAGCACGGCGCAGGTGTCGGCATAGAAGCTGTTATATGCCACGAACTTGTCCCACTCCGTTGTCCCTTCGGGAAACTCCAGTCCCTTTGTGGTTTCCTCAATCATTGGCATCGTCCATTTCGGTTCTGTGTGCGTCACTCCGTCCCTGTCGGTATATTTCAATTCTTTCATCGCCATTTCTGCGGATTTCTCACAAAAATGCGGCTCATGTGCCATTTTTACGGCATTTAAGAATATATACATCACCATAGTCATTCCTCCTAACTTAATTTATCCACAAGCGTTCTCACCAGTCCTTTCAGCTCGTTCATGCCGCTTTCAAGCGAACCGATACGCTCGTCCTGTTTCTTTTTCTCGGCAAACGCAGGATTCCACTCTTCTTTTATTCTCTCGCAGTCCTTCTTCCTTGCTTCGTGCTTTGCCACACTGTTTATGATGTCGTCACTCTCCGTCTCCAGGGCATCCACTTCCTTCAGGATTCCTTCCCTGTCTACGCTGAGTATCGTGTTCCCTGCGCTCACAACCGAAGAGTCTGCCGGTATGGTGTAGGTGTTGTTCGCTCCGCCAGTCTCCACGGTCACATCAACAACCGTTGTTGACAATGCAGTTCCGCCGCCGTTGTATTGCGGAAAGCGTGGCTGGGTGATCGCCGTCACCTTGCCTATCTCTTCTCTCAGTCCCTCGTCGCCCTTGTGCAGTATATACACCGGGTGTCCTTTCTTTATATCCTTGAACGTCATAATCTCTGTCTTTTTGGTTAAACAATAAAAGCGGCATCCCGACTTGTGGAATACCGCTTGAATAAATAAGTGTAATACATTTTTTATCAATGCACGACTTGTATTAAATTCTCTTTCAACACCGTGGAAATCTTTGCCAGTGTTGCAAGGGTGAAATTATGTCTGCCTGCAAGCCAACGAGACACTTCTGTCTCCGTCTTGCCCATCATTTTCGCAAAGTCCTTCTGAGAAAGACCTCGCTTTGAAAGACTGTTTGCGATAGCATCGGAAATTGCCATAGATAAATCCACTTGCTTCTGTATCTCAGGAGGTATGGACTGTATGGCATCCGTAAAGAATTTAGCTCCTGTTATCATACTTCAAAAGTTTTATTATCAATATTGTTAATTGTATGTTCTTCTATTGTAACTTCACCTTTCTTTACTGCGAGTCTTATGGCGTTGTCCAGATTTTGCAGACTAATCACATAGCCATTCAGTTCTTCGCTGTCTTCATATCTTTTGGTCTCCTTTACTCCTCCATTTCCAGCTATCAAGACACTGTCGCTTAAACGCAGACAATACAGACGTAATTTCCCCGATGTGATAGGTAATGCGCACACATTGTCACGCATCTTTCCTTCTGGTCTAAAATACCTTTCAAGGAAGCCGCTTACTTGCAGCATTCTGTTTATTGCGGCAAGTATAATGTTCAAGTCCTTACTGTAATGGTCCTTGTGTTTTGTTACGAACTTTTCAAATTCAGTAAAACTTTCACCATCAAAACATATAGAGAATATGCTTGCCGTTTCAGTAGAAGCGACTGATTTTATACTTGCCTTTGTCATATTGCAGCTTTGTTATTAGTTTTTCCTTCAATGCAAAGATACAACAAAGTTACATATAATAAACATATAAGTTTATTTTTAACAGAACATATTGTAACATTTAACATTCTGTACTATTGTTTTACGGTATTCCAACAAGTCAAAGAACGCTTCATTTCCTTTTCTTTCCTAAACGGAAGAGCCTCCGCACGGACTTTTTCTCCGTAGGCGCAGGCTCCTCCTCAATTCATGTGGTCGCCGTAGTGGCCTTGGTTCCCAATGCCGCTATCAAGGTGGCATTCTGTCTCTGCTGCGACAGCTCAAGCTCTGCCCTGTTCAGGCGAAGCTGCAGGTCCTCCTGCCAGTGTCCGTTCAGCGTGTCGATGATGCGCTGCGTGTTGGCGTTTGCGTTGGTCTTCAGATCACAAGCCATCTGGCTCATCTGGAACCCGACGTTCGATGCCGCTCTCTCTATACCGGTATTGGTGTAACTGAAGCCTTGCTGCATACCGTTCACGATGTCCTTCTGTCCGAGCTGGTTCTCATAACCCATCTTGATGATGTTCTGCTGTGTCTGGCAGCAACAATCCTTCAACTGCTGTACGATGTTCATGTCACCGAGGTTCACAGCATTGATGACTCTCTCTGCCGAATAGCCCACCTGACCGCCAACCTGTTGGATTGCCGACTGAATGGCGCACACTCCGCTCTGCAACTGATTGAAGTCACAGTTCAGATTGCTTGCAAGCTGCCCAAGAGCAGTGTTGTTGCCCTTGATGGCATCCATCAGAAGGTTGGTATTGTTCCCGTCCTGCATCTGGGTGCTCAGTTGGTTCAGCTTCGACTGGATTTCCGCATCCTGCAATTGTCCGTTGCGGTTGCCGAATCCAAAGCCGTTGCCGCCGAACAGGGCAAGGAAAATAAGGTACATCCAAGGAGAGTTGTTCCAGTTGTTCATCCCTCCGTTCATCATTGCCGCCATCGCCATAGGGTCGTTCCCCTTGTTTGCCATCGTAGCCCATGCCAGAGCGTCATTGTTCCTCGCTCCGTCACAACATATAATCTTCTCTGCTTCCATAATAAAAAAATGTGTTTGTGTCGTTTCGTCCACCATTGGACTTGATGCAAAGTTCGGCAATCATCCACACGGAAACAAAAAGTTATGCCCTATGTTACGTTCTTTTTATGCAAGGTACAAAAAAATGTCATTATACAAAAATCAGCTCTGCAGCGAGCCATGCCCATCGGCTTTTAGTCCTGCATCACAGCGATGTAAGCCACAAGACAGAGAAGAGAAGCAGTGCAATGCACGAAGATACGTTCTATCTTTCTCATATCTTTTACACCCTCTTCACTGTTATCTTAATATCTGTAGTTTCAGCCCAAAACTCTACAATATTCATTTTATTTGCCACAGGTTTATAGGATTGCATATAATAGGAATCATCTGTAGAACCAGTTTTTGGTATTCTGCCTATTTTCAATGGTGTATCTACAAAGTTATAAATTCTCATTTTCCATTTAGTCAGGTCACCTACAGTTTCTCCCTTATATACCTCCATAACAGCTCCATCGCTGCCAATACCTGTAGAATCCACTACTATACCGCCAAAGGTATGTGTTGAATTATTCTTAGTCTGCTTTACCCAAGGAGAGTAAGTAATAGGCATGCAACATTCTACCAGACTACCACCATAATATCTGTAGAACTTGCCGTTTGTATTGCATACAAAGAGTCTATCTGTACGTGGTTTGAAGGTAGATTTATTCACATAGTCTGCACTGTCTGACCAATTGGAATAATATGCTCCTGCTTTATATGCTACAAACTTCTGCCTTGAAGTGTCAAAGACAATATAGTCCCATCCATTAGTAGAACTGTTATTCAGAGTACTTGCCACCCCCATTCTAAACTCCTGGATGGCTCCCATTACAGGAAGATTCTCTCTTGGCACTCTGCTACTACCATCAAGAGAGGCTACCCAGTCTGGTTGTCCTATATAATCAATGAGGACCACATCATCTGAATTTGCCTTCTTGTTAAGTTCCCTCTTTATATTACTGAAAATCCTCACCAACAGAGAACTGGTCATCTTTATTATATCAGCCATAGTTTCTTCATTTGAATTTAAAAAGGGAAGGAAGTCAGTTATCCGACACTCCTTCCCATTGTTGAATTAAAACGTAAACTCAGTAACCTCCCTTACTTAGGAAAGTGTATCTGGAGCAGTAGCCCACAGGTTGTCAATCTCTGTAGGAGTCAGATCCTTGAATTCAGCCTTGAAGTTATTGAACGCTGCCTGTGTCTGATAAGTACTTGCAATGTTGTTGCCATTGCCATCCTGGGTTGCCTTTGTTGCACTTGTTGCTGATGTTGCAGTCTTGGCATTGCCCTCAAGAGCACCAGTAAATTTAGCAGCCACCATCTCACCTGTACCTACACTCAGCACACTGCCCTTTGGAGTGAAAGTCAGACCTTTGAGATAAACACTCTGTGCTGCCTTTCCGTCAGCAAGACTCTTCTCAGCAGAACCAAGGATAGGATAAGCATTGGCATCTGACGTTGGCAATACTGCCTGATAAACATTCTGGTCTGTCCATGGAACACTTACTGTAGCTGCACCTGTAGAAGCATTTACATTCACACCATAGGTCTTGCCAGATGTAGTTCCAGCCTTGATAAGACCCAAGGCAGTAGTTGAAGCAATGGCATCATTATTTACCTTCTGTGCAATAGCATCATGGATAGGGTTGCCTGCTGCGTTAGCCTTGGTGCTGTCACTTGTATTGTCCACATTACCAAGACCTATCTGTGTCTTGGTTACTCCATGAGGATTGCTCTTATTACCTGTATGGGCAGTAAGGTCTGCAGCCTTGGCATAAGGAGTAAGATCCATCTCTGCCTTATACTCACCAAGCTTCTCAAATTTGTCTGTACCATCTACAGTTATCTTGATATACTCAGCATAGGTGTTCTGGGTTCCACTTGCACTGGATGCCACCAAATAAATCTTGCTCTTTGAAGCTGTTGCCACATCAGGAAGCTTAGTGACAAACTCTGCTACAGTGAAGTCAAGTTCAATGTTGCCACCATTCTCAAGTGACTGACCATTGATTGTTGCAAGAGCACCCTTTGCAATTTTCTTCTTTGCCTCTGCAAGTGCTCCTGCTGCCGCTGTCACACCATTGTTTGCAATGTTAGCAACATTGGTGATTTTGCCATCAAGAGTAGTCTCTGAAGCCTTGATAGCCAGCTTGACGTTTGTACCAAATCTTTTAAGGTTCTCGTCTGTAATGTATTTTCTTTCTGCCATAATAATATGAAAAATTAATGATTAATATTTGTTTCTGATTTATGCGTTCCACAAGGTGTCAATCTCCTCATTTGACAATGAAGCCAAGTCTGAGTTCTTGACATAAGTAGTCTCTGCAACTGTAGTGTCTACCTTCTGTGCAAGCTTGGTGTCAATGCCTGCTACAGCATCATTCAAGGCTGTTGTTGTAGCATAACCTGAAAGGTCTACTTCACCACCTGTACCCTTGAATTCACTCCAGCCTGCAGCTTCTTTTCTTTTGCTCCAGTCCTTCAACTGATAAAGGGCACCATTTCCCTTGCCATCAGCATCCACCACATACCATAACTGACCTATTGCATCACTGCCAGTATTATCTCCACTTGCAGACAGCTGCCAGTCATTCAGAGCATACAATGCAGTGAGATTAGCCACAGTCCTGTGACCACTTACTTCATCTGCATAGACAATACCATAGCCTGTTGAAGTATTATTGTTAGTGCGAAGAATATTCGCCTGTCCTAAACCTTTTCTTACTGTCATTTTCAATCCTCCTGTTTAAGCCATTTCAAGTTTAGCATTAGTGAAAGCACCACGCTGCACACTTGTATAAACATTATATTCCAACTCTTTCTTGGTCTCTGGGTCTGTCACAGTGACCTTTGTGAGATTGAAGCCTCCATCAAGCAATGGAGTAGCATCATTCATCACAATCTTGCTGAGGTTGCCAAGCACTGACGGATAGGCATACATATAATAGCTTGTGCTGTTAGTAGTGACACCTGTAGCCGTCTTAGACTTGCCATCACGAAGCTCATACTTCTTGCTTGGTGTTGGAACTACCACACTTGTCAGAAGACTTGTCAGAGTGCTTGCTGATGGAGCAGCTTCTGTTACTGATGCTGCAACACACTTATACTGGAAATGTACCCTTGCTGATGCAGAAGAATAGTCAAGGTCTGTACTGTCTGCCTGACGGATGATGCCATTTGCAAGCACAAGTCCCTGCTTCTTGGCAGATACCTTTGCAGTGAATGTCCTGTCAGAAGTTATGTTCTCCACTGTAATTTCCTCTGAGAATTCTCCACTTGCAGGCAATGCCTTGGCTGCCCAGTCTCCACCAGCAACTGCCGTAGGTGCCTTATGGGCATCATCCTTTGTCCACTTGTACTTTCCTGCAAATGTCACCTTATAACCATAAATGGTGGAAAGGTTTGACGTTGAGGGGAAAGTGAGAGCCTCGCCTGTCTGGGTGTATGCCTTCCAGCTTGGGGTAATGCTCAGTGATGCCAATGGAAGGTCTCCTTTAAGGATACCCTCAATCTTCTCTGCATTTGCTGCTCCCTTGTTTCCGGGATATGCCGTACTGTCTGTTTCACCAAGTACTACTCCTCCCGAACTTATTTCCACAAGTTCGCTGCCGCTCCAACGGTACTGCTTGTTCCCTGTCGTGTCAATGTAGATTTTACCGGAATAGGGTACACCAGTGGTGAGTTCCTGAAAATTCTCTCTCTCAGACCAGTTACTATACACCTCCAAGATCTTTGGTTTTGCAGTTCCCTCTGGTGTAAGAGCTGAACTGTCTTCTACCTCTACACCTTTGGTAGCATAGAATTTCTTGGTATTACTGTCATAAATAACTTTTGTCCACTCAGCCGTAGAGTTCTGTAGAATCTTGATACCCTTGTCGGGCATACCTCCAAATTCCACCACGTCATCCACATAGGCTGGCAGCATTTCTGAAGGAACCTTGCCGTTCACCAACTGTGCATAGTCTCCCTTTGCCTGCTTTTCTGATAGAGCAGACTTAACCTTGCTTACCAAGTGCTCAAGTCCTGTGTCATTTAAATATTTTTTTTCTTCCATACTTTATTAAAATAAATTATCAATTTCTTCATTCGTTATCGGAGTGTTGGCGCAGTTTTCATGACTTGCAACTTTATCCTCTAAAACAGTGACTTTGTTCTCTAATACCACAACCCTCGCATATATCGCAGCATCGCTCGACACTCCTTTTACCGTCAGCACATTGCTCGACAGCTTTACTATATAGTTTCCGTCCTTGTCGTACTTTTCGGTATCTCCTGCCTCTTCCGTAGAATGGCTTACAAGAGCAAAGGCGTGCGGCTCGCAGATGTTACGTACTCCTTCGGTCCTGTCTGTCAGTTCCAGCTCATAGATGCCGATTCTGTTCTGCATCTCTGCTTTGAATATGAAGCTGACCACGTTGTCTTCCAAAGAAAAGTCCACAATCTCCAGCGTGTCGTATTCGTTCTTCACGAATATCCTTATCTGGCTTTTGTCGAGCGTTCCGAGTCCTGCCGCTGAATATACATACAGCTTCCAAGTTATCGCTATGTCATTGCCTATCTTTATCTTTTCCATCACTCTTCCTTGTTTATAGATAGTTCTCTTGATGCCTCCGCAAGGAAATTACTTGCCGAAGCGTCCCTAAACGCCAATAGTGTAAGATATGCTATATAATAGATGAAGGATTTCAATGCCTTTGTCGGCACCGCTATATCCGCCGTGTCGTCAGCAGCCGTGGTTTCGGGCTTGCATATCATCTCTACATACAACTTGTCTTTCTTGCTTTCTGCCGTATACATTTTCAGCACCTTGTTTCTGTCTTCTGTACACAACACCGTCACCGGCATATCGGGACAGCCTTTTGCTACCCTGTTCTGCTGCAACAATGCGGTTTCTGAAAACTCACTCACAGGAACTGGACTATAATACCACGAAGATAAACGTGCGGATAATATACGCAGAAAATTGTCGGGTAGCTTCACCGTAACCATGTAGTCTACTCCGAATGTCATTTCAAGCTGCCCACCGCTTTCTGTGCTGCCTCCCTCAAACGATGTCACCATACTGCTGTCTATCTTCGTTTGTGGGGCATTGGTAAGCACCCACTCCAAGGCGTAGGGTATCTTGTCTCTGATGATGCTTGACAGATTATCATAAGCCTCATCACCTACAATATCCCCTTCTCCTGAATTGGGCAGCTCGTCGATGGCTGCTTTTACTCTGTATATAATCTCGCTTACCTTCATGCCTTATCTTCAAGAACGTTTTTCCAAATTCGGAAAGTCGTCACCATGCTGATGTGCTATATTCAAGGCTTCATTGATGGTTCTTGCCTTTTCCCCGTAGGTGTCCGCACAATAATCCATCGCCATCTGCAATGACGTTACACTCTCTATATTATTATAGGTGACATTCTGCATAACCGTGTCGTCGCCATCCTCTTTTATTTCCTGTATACAGGTTATCATGCCGTCCTTTACGAGATTGCTCTCGTCTATGACCTGCTGCCAGAACTCTGACGATACTCTTGCTGTCGGCAATATACGGGTAGCGACATTTCCGTTGTCAAAGACAAGTCTTCCCATCATACCGCCGGGGGCTCGTAGTGTCAGCATTACGGTATTCTTGAACTGGTTGTATCTATATATCTTTATCATATCTGCTTTTACTTAAAATGGGAGCGAAGGAGCCTGTAGGCTGGGCTTCGCTCCCGTTGTTAACCTCTGAAAAAACAATCTTTAAACCTTACATTATGACTGACGTATATCCTGTATATTCGTTCCATGTCACAGTGCCGTCTGAAACAGTCGCCTGATAAGCGTGACCCTTCTTGTAGGTGTCCTTGTAGTCTGCGGTAAGCGCCACAATCATCTTGTCGGTTGTCGCATTGTCGGCTGGCAGTACTGGCGAGCTGATTACCTTTGAACGCATCTGTGACTCTGGCAGACCTGATGCTCTGCCTACAGGTAGCACGATGATTGAGTTGTAGCCTCTGAGTGCGATTCCGTCTGCCTCTGTTCTGATGTAACGCTTTGCTTCACGGATTTCGCCTGCTCCCTTCGACATATCGTTGGTCTGGTCTTTCTGACCCATCTTCACGTATCGGGTTGCGCCTTTGAGGTCTACAACGACCATTGCGTCCTTATAGCCGAGAGAGTCGAGTCCCTGGTCCCAAATGAAGTTCAGTGTACCATAAGTGCTCTTGAAACGCTTGAAGTCAAGCTCCATGTCTTTCACATCCTCAAAGTTGATGATGCGTGTGGTGCCGGTCATCTGCAGGTTGAGCAACTCTTCCATCGCGTCTTTTCCACAGAATACATAAGCACTGTCGGTCTGCGAGAATGTGGTAAACTGCAACTTACTGATTGCTACCAAGTCTGCCAATTTCAGCTTGCCCTTCTCATACTCGTATGAGTTGGTGAGCTGCCACAGAATACCTTTGGTCGTAAACACGTCTTCCATTGAGCCGTCTTGGTTGCGCACTTGGAACTTGCCCTGTATTCCTGCCCAATAGGTTCGGTTTGCTCGCATATTGTATTTATACACCGAGTCGGCTTTGAGGTCGGCAACTTTGAGCGGCTGCTTCTTCTTTGTCTTCTCGTAGTCGTCGGTGAACACGATGTTGAAACCTTTCTTCTGCACATAGAACACTTCTTTGCGTGGCTGGTAGTTCTCCGGCGTCAGCAGCAACTGGCTTTCTGACATTGCAGTGGAAGCGGCACAGATGTATGTGTCGGCTGGAATCTCCGGGCATTTCTTTGAGTCCAAATCGTCCTGAATGACATCATCGGTCGGAATGCCGTTCACCGCACGACAGATAACTGCAGTTCCTGTGTTCTCTACCACATAGAGCATAAGTCCACCCTCTTTCACGAGATTGGTGCTTGTTGAGTTCTTGGAATATCCGGAAACGCTTGGTACGAGCAGCGTTGAACACTTATAGAATGGTTTCAGTGAACCACGGAAATTGGTAGAGGTCAACTTGATTGAACCGTCTGACTCTGCCGTAATCTTCACCTTGGTTCTTCCGTCAAGGGTTTCACCACCCACTCTGCCGTGGCTGACTGTCCAGTTACTGATGTTCACCTTTCGTGTTACCTGTCTTGCCAATGCCAGCAACGGGTTACGGAAAGGCTGGAACTTGGTTACCTCCGAGTCCCACTCTTCGTCTTCAAGACCGCCTTGGCGTGCCTGTGTGGATGATGCCTGTGTTCCGTCAAGGTTCTGACCTGCAGTAGTATCACCAGGAGCAAGTCTTGCGTTCTGATTGCCATCCGCATCTGGTCTCTGACCTGTACCTGCATCGGGGTCTGCCGGGTCATGGGGCTCTTCTTTACCTACAGGTTCTGGTCCTTCTGCACCGATTGTCGCACCTGCTGCCATTCCGATACCGCCTGTTATGACAGCCAAGACTATAAGCAGAAGCTGTGCTGCCATAGTCTTATTCTCAAAAAACTTTCTCATTCTTCTCATATAAACTTAAATTTAATTTTCAACTTAATATCCTGCTTCTTTCAAATCATCGAAGAATCCTCTCTTCTTCGGCTTGGTCGTTGCCTGTTGTCCCGAACCGCCCTGTGAAAGGCTTGGAGGCATAGGCTCGTCAAATTTCTTTACCTTGTTGGCAATCTTCTCGTTTCTTGCCTTCATCGCTGATGTCTCCTTGGCTTCCGCAATGTCGTTGTCGTAGTTCATGCCGTTCACGATCATCTGCCATGTCTCTTTGCTGACCTCTCCTCTTAATGCCGGGTCTATGACATTTGAGAAGAAATCCACCCATACTTCTCTTTCTTTGTCTTCGCCGAGATTCAGAGTTTTCAGGGCTTCTGCTGATTTTGCGAAATTGGCTTGTCGCTCCTCGTTTTCTTTCTCGCCTTCAAGCTGCGCCTGCTGGAACTTGGCAATCTTTTCTGATACTTTCTTTCTGACACTTTCGTCCTGCATGGCTTCATTGATGTCAATGCCGTGGTCTGCCATCCAGTCAAGGGGTGAATAGTCCGGGTCTTCGTTCTCTGAAATGTCCTGCAGCATGGCTGCAAGCCAACGGTTCTTGCTGAACGTATCATTCAGTTTCGCTCCCGACTTTCTGTAGCTTCTCAGGGCGTTGCGGTCTTCTACCATCTTCCCGTAACGTGTCTCCTTGTCTTCAAAGTCCACATCGGGATAGTCTTCTCCAAAGGAGGCTTTGTAGGCGTCCCTGTTTGGGGTAGGCTCTGGTGCTGGTTCTTGCACCTGCTGCTCCTCGATTATTTCTTCTTTGTTATCCTTAGCGCTCATAGTTCATTGGATTGTTTATACCGCAAAAATAAGTCTTTTACTACCCGTTATTTCCGTTCTCGCCGAAACTGCTATGATATGTCTTGATTATTTTTCTCCTTGGTTCTCGTTCACACCGCTGACGATGTGCGGGTTCGGAAAAACACAATCCGCATATTTGTATTTTTGTGAAAAAAGTTTTTCGTATGCCACTTAAACGTTTATATACTCTTAATGATGTGTCCGACAAGGGCAAGGCAACGTCTATTCGAAGGAAGCGGACCGTTTCCTGCGGCAAGAGGGATTACAACCTTGTCGCACGTTGCAACCAACTTTGGGAGAACAAGAGAAAACTCAGAGAGGTCAGGGAAAGGACAAACAATTATACTTTCGGTGACCAATGGGGTGATGTGATTTACTACAAATGTGGATATATCACAGAAAGGGAGTATCTGAAAAAGAAGGGTAATGTCCCTCTTACGAACAATATCATGATTTCTGTCTTCTCCACTCTTGCTGGTATGTATGAAAAACAGGCTACCGAACCTGTCTGCTTTGCTCGTACCCATGATTCCCAATGGCTTTCGGATATGATGTCGGCTACACTGCAGGCTAACTGGCAGGACACCTTCATGCCGGATGTACTCTCTACCGTTTTCCGGGATTATCTCACTGGCGGCGTCGCTCTTTGTCGGGAATGTTACGAGGAGCGTGATGGAGTCTATGATACATGGACGGACTATTGTAACCCGAACATGGCGTTCTGGGATGGGGGCACTGATCCCCGTCACCAGGACGTTACTACCATTGGTCTCCTTCATGACTGCTCTCGCCCTGAATTGTATTCAAAATTCGCAAAACCTGAATTGGGATGGACGATTGAGGACATCGACCGCATTTTCAATATGGGTGACTGCTATGACGAGACTTCTGACTTGCAGCAGAATGACGGCGGAAATCTCTCCAATATCAATTTCTTTTCGTCTGCCGACAGGAGTTGCCGCAGGGTTATCGAGGTGTGGACAAAGGAGTCCAAACAGAGATTACAGTGTGAAGACCCTATAGCAGGGAACGCTGACGATGCAAGGTTCAGGATTGAATTGAAAGACCTTCCCCGTATAAAGGAGATTAACAGAAAGAGGAAGGAGGCTTATGACAAGGTGGGTGTACCGAAGGAACAGAGGGCTTACATAACGACAAGCCCGATTGAAGATGTGTTCTGGTATTACTCTTTTCTTGCTCCCGACGGAACTATCTTATGTGAAGGTGAATGTCCCTATGAATACAATGCGCATCCGTTCACGCTTAAACTTTACCCGTTCGTTAATGGTGAGGTGCATCCGTTCATGTCTAACATCATCGATCAGCAGAGGTATATCAATCGTCTTATTGTAATGCACGATATGGCGGCTCGTTCTTCTGCAAAGGGTATCACTATCGTCCCAAAGGGTTGTATTCCTGACGATATGACGCCACAGGATTTTGCGGATGAATTTACCGAGTATGACGGCATCATCTTCTATGAGACTTCCCGTCTTAACCCGAATGCGAGACCGGAGATTATTACATCTAATGCAGTACAGATTGGCACTACGGAGTTGTTGCAGATGCAGCTCAACCTTACAAAGGAGATTACAAATGTGAGCGGCGCTTTGCAGGGCAAGACTCCTTCTGCCGGCACTTCGTTTTCTCGTTATGCGATGGAGCAGCAGAACGCTACGACTTCTCTTTATTCTCTGCTTTCTGACATGACGGTGTTTACGGAGAAACTTGCCAAGAAGAAGGTGTCTAACATCAAGCAATATTACGACAACGGAAGACCGATTATGAACAAGGATAATACAAGCATCATTGAATATGACCGGCTTTCGGCTCGTGATGTGATGTTCAAGATTTCTATCAAGGAGAGCACGGCTTCTGTCGCTTATCAGTCACAGATTAATGATACAGCATTGCAGTTGCTCCAGCTTGGCGCAATCAACATCTCTCAGTATCTACAGTGTATCAATCTGCCGTTCAAGGATATGCTCTTGCAGCAGGTTCAGTCTGCCGAGGCTCAGGCGGCTATGCAACAGCAGCTCGCAATGCAACAGCAGCAGATGTCGCCGCAGCAGCAGATGATGTCTGAGCAGAATGTGCAGAACGCTCAACAAATGCTTAAACAAGGTTGAATATGACGGAAGAGGAACTTGAGAAGAAAATAGAGGAACTGATTGCCGAAGATGATGAGAGGATGAAGGAAATCTTCGGTGAATATGACCCTGTGACAGGAAGGGGATGCTACGACTTCGAGAACAGGGTGAGGATAGAGATTCCTGATATGATTTATCCTCTTATGTATGTACCGAAGGAGTGTCTTCTGAACAGGGTACTGAAAGATGTTGTCAGCGTCGGTTCTATTCAGAAATATATCACTGATGTGTGGGGAAAGGATTATTCTGAACAACTATCTACGGCGGTGTCTTTTGAAATATGTAAGGCTCGTATGCGTGAGGACCCGGAGTTCGCTCTCTATCTCACCGATAAAATCGAGGACAAGACTACGGGTATGATGGTTCCGTTCAGATTGAACTATCCTCAACGCAGACTGCTGGCACTTTTCGAGTCTCTGAGAAAATCCAACCAACCTATATTTGTCATCATCTTGAAGGCGAGGCAATGGGGTGGCTCCACACTTTCGCAGCTTTACATCAAATGGATGCAGGATTTCAGACACCCCGACGGATGGAACTCTATTGTCCTCTCTCAGGTGAAGGCTACATCAAAGAAGATTAAGGCGATGTACCGCAAGGCTATCGAGAAGCAGAAAGGATGGACCATCGGTCTGCCTGGAAGACAGCTGCAGATGTCTCCGTATGAGGGTTCTACCGACGACTTCGTTGTGACTGACGGAAGAAAGCCTGTGCGTACTTCTACTATCACGGTTGCGTCTTTTGACAACTATGATAATGTTCGCGGTTCTAACTTTCATTGCGCCCACTACTCTGAGGTGGCTTATTGGAAGCAGTCTGACGAGCATGACCCGGAAGCTGTATTGTCTTCTGTGTCGGGTAGTATCTTGCGTATTCCTGACAACATTGAGATTTTTGAGTCTACAGGTCGTGGTATGTCGGGATTCTTCTACGACAAATGCCAAAGCGCCATGAATCCCGACAACAACGATGCCTACAAGTTTATCTTTGTTCCGTTCTTCCACATCGAACACGATATGGAGAAGGTGGATAACAGGTATGAGTTTGCACGATGGCTTCTCGTCAACAAGGATAGTCAGGCAAAGCCTAAAGGTTTCCGTGAATCGGGAAGGTTCTTCTGGCGTATGTGGAAACTGGGGGCTTGCTTTCAGGCTATCAACTGGTATCGGCATACGAGAAACAAATTCAAGAACCACGCTTATATGGCGACGGAGGCTCCCGTTGACCCGGTAGAGGCTTTCCGAAACAGCGGTAACCTTGTCTTCGATCAGTACGCTATTGACGAACTCAAAGAGAGATACTTGCGTGAACCGCTTTACAGGGCTGACATCCGTCTGCCTTATGGCATGAAGAAAAGCAAGAGCTTCTATCTTAAAGCTCAGATTGACTTTTGCGAGGATGGAGACTTGAAGATATGGAACTTGCCTAACAACAACATTCTGAACATCAAGAACAGGTATGTCGTTGCGGTGGATATTGGTGGCAAGAGCCAAGGTTCTGACTATACGGTAATGACGGTTATCGACCGCAAGGGACTGATGCCGGAAATGAAGGGTGGCATCCCGCAGGTCGTTGCCCGATGGAGGGGACACTGCCGTCATGATTTGCTTGCTTGGAAGGCTGCTGCATTGGCACACTTCTACGACAATGCCCTGCTTGTCATTGAGTCCAACACTGCCGACAGGGAGCGTAACTCCAATACCGAGGGTGACCACTTCGCTACTCTCATCGAGGAGATAGCTGACTTCTATGAAAACTTGTATCAGCGTTCTACGGGGTCGGAAGAGGTCGCTGACAAGATTGTGATGAAATTCGGATTCCAGACCAACAAACTGACCAAGGTCCAGATTATCGACAATCTCATTGCTGCCGTTGATGATAAGCTATGGAACGAGCCTGACGAGACTTGCTACCAGGAGTTGAGGATTTACGAGCGCAGAGAGGATGGTTCTATGGGTAATATCGTCGGCAGGGACAACCATGATGATGTCGTTATGTCTACTGCCATTGCCTTGTGGGTTTCTCTCTATGATATGGAGCGCCCGACTTGGAAGGTTATGCAGAAGAGGGTAAAGGAAAGGGAAGGTGTTACCGAGGCTTCTATTTAATATTATAATGTTATGAGAATAAAAATTGACATTTCTTCGGTCTTTGACAATGTGCAGGACCAGCTGGCGATGATCAGCAAGAGGATTAAGAACGAAGGTGGCGAACCGACTTATACTACGTTCGCCCTCTCGTCAAGGGAGAAAGGACTGATAACGGGACTTGCCAAGGATGCCGTTCTATCGGTTGTCGCCATCGCTCCTGAGTGTATAAACAATTATCATAAGGATGGGGATGAGATTCTCATTTCAGTCAACAATGGTATTACTGACGACCTTACGGAGATGTATAACGACCTTGTGTCAAGTTATGCTCGTGCGTATTGTCTTGCTCAGTACTTGTCTATGACGGGTTCTGAACTGGCTAAGAAATATATTACGGAGTGTGATGTCTTGCTTTCCAATATCCGCAACTCTGTTTTCAACAGGTCCAAGGTGGTGACTTCTTCTTCGCCTCTTGACGAGACTACAGGTGAAATATCATAAATACATACTATATGAAGACTATACAACTTATTCTTTTACGCTCCACGATTTTGGATGCGGTCAAGTCTGAAACGCTCATCACTTCCAATTCTGACAGGGCGGCTGATGAAAAGGCTACAAGACTTGCATATCACGAGCAGGCTGGTGATGATGAATACAAGGAGAGGAAACTCCAAAGGGATATGCTCACGGCGGCTGAGGAACTGAAAACGTTTATGTCTGACTTTGCTACGCAGAAATATCTGACTGCTGCTGACAATGCGGTTTTCCTTGACTTGTCGGACAGTGCTGCCGTGAAATACAGGATGGAGGTTTCTGACAGATTCAACAATGCCAATAAAGATACTCTTGCCCGTCTTGGCTCTGATTTCATAATAAAGAAGATGCTGATGTTGTGGTGGGCTCCAATCAACCCGAAGAGGGCTGCTGACTATTCTGAAATGTCTGAGCGCATCCTGACTCCGATTCTAAAGTGCTTCGACCGTACACCGCCGATGGCTCCGAAATATCCTTACACTACAGCTATCCATGTACCGGATGCTGCCGTAAAGGTAAAAAAAGGCGAGACGGCTGTTATCTCTTACTCTATTGATGAAGATGCTACCAATGATATTGAAGCGACTTCTCTCAATCTCGCCATCATGCAGGTCGCGTCTCATAATGACAATTCCTTCTCTGTCTTTGGAAGGGAAAGCGGTATGGCTACCTTGCAGCTATATTCCCGACACGACCCGATTGTAAAGAATCTCGTAACCATAATTGTTGAAGAATGAAATTTAACTTGACTAACGCTTCTATAGCGGTTGCCGTTTTCTTGGCGTTCCTGCTTGGGTACAGATGTTCGTTCGTATGGAATGAATATGGTGTATCTCATTTCTTCTATCCGTTTTCCCATGCGAACGTCTTTCACTTGCTTGCCAATTTGGTTGCCCTGTTGTCATTCAGAAAGAATGTTGGCATTGTGGCTTACATTGCTGCTGTGGCTGCTTCTTTTCTTCCTATGGGTGATACTGCCACTATGGGATTGTCTGCGGTCCTGTTTGCGCATATCGGTGCAACGTGGGCTTACTCTGCAGGTTTTTATCCTATGTGCAGGAGGATTCTCCCGTTTGCCGTTCTGATCGGACTGCTGCCTGGGGTTAACTTCTTCATCCATATATATTCTCTCTTCCTTGGATATATAATAATGTATAGTGTGTATCATTTACTAAAACTGAAATTCTTATGAGTAACATTTATCACGACCCGAACAATCCTCAATGTGATGCCGTTGAGAGATATGCCATTTCCTCTGAACTGGAATGTGACTGCAATCGCATGACCGGCAGGGCTAATGTATGTGGCAAACAGAAAAGGGAATACCATATTTATATTATGCGCCCCCAGCTTATCTATGATGTTGAAGCCGAACTGAGTATCATCACCCGTAGTAGGCGCAACGAGAAGGGCTTGCAGGACAACAATATCGAGAACACGGATGCCGTTGGTCCTCTCTTGCAAAGATGGTTCAACAAATATCTTTCTCTTGCCAAAAGGAAACTCGCTTCGGTATTGAAGCAGGAGGATATTCCTGCTGCGTCTGACAGGATAAGGGACAACGAAGAGATTGACATCGCAATGTCGGTGGGCGATTGGTGGAACGAAAACGCCTTGACTCCTTTGACGGATGCTATCCACGACTACATCGTAAACGGATGCTTGTATGAATACCTTTTGTTGTACCTTACCGCAAAGGACCCTGTCACTGCATCAAAGGAGCAGCAGATGGAATTGTCTTTAGAGGAAATCCACAACGCTCTCTTGAGCTACAAACCGGGCAGGCTGCGCAAGGGGATGCACCCGTTCCCTTAACTATAAAAGGAAGAGCCAATCAAGACTCTTCCTTTTTTCTTTCGTTTCTATTCGTCACTTTCAAATTCTTTCACGAGTTTTACTTTCTCTTGGTTGATGAGCTCTTTTGCCTCATCGCGGGCTTTCTTCGGAATCTTCTCGTTGTTGGCGATTTTCTTTAGGTCCTTGATACTCTTCTCAAACCCGTGGATTTTCGCCATCCTCACGAACTCCGGCGACTCTCGCTTCATATCGCTGATTGCCTTCATCACATACAACGGATTGTCGCTTTTCAGATTTGCCTTGAAGTCATGCAGGTATTTGTCGGCATCTTCCTTATAATGGGCATACTTGCTGAGCGACCTGTAGTATTTTGTTTTCTCGGTTGCCGAACTGTACAAGGCTCTTACCATCGGTACTTCTCTTGTGGAGAAATCTTCCCAATTCCATGTGGCTACTCTCGTTGCCAGCTTTCCTGTACGTATGGCATCCGACAATGCACCGCCTCCATATCCGGTGATGATTTCACCCCATATTGCAGGGTTGTTCCATTTTCCGTCAAGAGAACCTTTCACGTGCTCGTTACCGCCGCTCATCTCGTTTATAAATTTGCTGAACGATACAAACCACTCGTTTTCTCCCTGGAACACCTTTTGGTATTCGGGCTCGTATTTCAGATAATCGTAGTCTTTGTATATAGGCTTGCCGGTCCAGTCTCTGTTAACCCAAACGTGGTAAAGTGGTTTGGCAACATCTGGCATTAAAGCTCCCCAAAAATCTCCGCCTTCTCCCATAAAGTCAACTGGTAGTATCTGCGTCACCTGTGACAGCATGTCAAGCCACAATCCTTTTTCTGAACGGAAGGCTGGATTTGTCACACCTAACGCTATGTCTCCAAAGCCGTAGAAGGCTCTCAGCTCAATCGGCAACGGCACCTTTACCCAGTTGGAATGTCCTGCGTATATGCAGATATTGTTTCTCCTCTCCCACTCGCTAAGGTTGTCATACTGGTCGTCCTCGTCAAAGCAGGATGCTATCCAACTGTTGAGGGCCGGTATTATACTGCTCGCGAACAATATCGGGATTCCTACTGCAAAGGCCGCGGTCTTCACCTTGTGCCTCACAAAGTTGTTGGTCAGCACAGACAAGCCCTGCATTCCGGCATTGAAGAAGAGATAGTAGCTCTTGGCTCTATCATATAACCATCCCTGCCATTTCTCCCATGCCTTTGCGTTCGTTCCTTTGAAGGCTTTGCTTCCTGAACCCTTGCGGTTGAAGTTCGTGCTGACCTCCTTCGCATCTGAAACGCTGCGCATGACGCTTCTTCCCATCTCCCTGCTTGTCACGTAGCAAGCAAAGCGGTTCATATTCTCTGACCTTTCATTCAAGGCTTCTATCACTTCGGGCACCTTACTCATTACCTTGCCCAACGTCGAGGCTGACAGCATCTTTTGCGTAGCTTCATTTCTGATATGTTTCTCCAAGTCTTCTATCGTCTTGGTCTGTACGAAGCCTGTCTTGCCGCCGTTGTTCATATACTCCTCGAAATATTTACCGTACTTGCCTGTAAGCTTCTTGCCTTTTTTGTAGTCTGACCACAACTGATAGTACATTCCTTTCACCTTCGGCATGTTCATCATAACGGTTCCTTGAAGCATAGAACCTCCCATAAGGGCTTGGTTCTTCACGAAGCGAGCGTAATATGCAGCATTTTCTCTGATTGCAACGTTGTTGTTGGCGAAGAAGGTGTCTCTGCTTGTATTCGTGACACTGAACGTTATGTTGTATGATGTGAACATCGCACTCATTCCTCTCATCAGCCTGCCTGCTGTCACATCGCTTGCCGTATCTCCGTTGATTGCCTGTGCAGGACGTGGATTGCCTTGCATGATTATCATCTTCTGCTTTCCGTTTACATTGACAAAGACAACGTGCTCGTTCTTGTGTTTCGCCACCTTGAATGGCTTGGCAAACGTTCCCTTCTGCAGTGTTCGTGTAGCGTTGCCGTTTTTCTCTGCATTGCGCATATTCTCTTCAAAGCGTTCCACTTTCGCGCGTATCTGCTTGGGGTCCTTCTCTCCGTCTATATCCGGCATTACGGCTTCCCAATATGTTTCACCTGTCGTATGGTCGGTGACTTTCTTATACCACACCTCACTGATCACTGCCGGGGCTTCTTCGGTAAGTTCTATCTTTCCGTCCTCGTTGGTCGTAGTGTGGTCTTTCAGCCACTGGTTCACGAGTCTGTAAAGTCTCTGCTTGTTGCGGTTGTCCTCGCCGTTTGAGATACTGCGCTCCGCAAGGGCTGCTGCCGTTCCCAACGGACTGTCGGCAAGTGTCGTTCGTCCGTCGGCTCTCTTTACTACCGAACTGACATTGCCTCCATCGGAAATCTCATTGTGCATATAAGCGTACATATCCTCCATCGTGTCTTCCTTGAATCCTCGCATAGGAATATACCAACTGAACATACTTGAGACTCTGCTATGAACATCCTTGCTTATCACTCCATAATTATAGTCGTTGTCTATGGCGAAACGTGTCACTCCGCCTATTCCTTGCCACAACTTGTTCTTTGACCCTTCGCCCAAAGTGGCTTCCGTATTCATCACGTAGTCTATCCTTTCTGCGTCACTGTCAAAGTCGTCGAATTTCCTTATTCCGGAATAGTCATTCTCATTCTCGTCATACTTGCCGCCTATCTTGTCGGCATACCAATCATTGAGCTTGTCTATCAAGGCGTTCTTTCCTGCGTCACCTGTATGTGGAAAACTGAAACCTTTTATGAAGTCGTCAAGGGCTTTGTAGTATTCTGCAAGGCTTATCTTGCCGGAATTGAGCAATGTTTCCTGGAACTTTTTTTCTGAATGGAATGCGTCTCTGAACTCTTCAACTCCCATCTTGGCGAGGGTCGTCGCCTGTGGGTCCTTGTCGAGGGCTTCTTTGTTGAGCTTCATGATTTTTTTGTCTACCTGCTCTGCTGCGTCTCTCACGAACAACACTCTGTTTCTTTCAAGACCGCTCTTCACGTAGGCATACTTATTCAGCTCTTCATATCCTTCCATACCGCCGCCAAGCTTTCGGGTACATTCCTTCACGGCATCGTTCATCGTTTTCAGCTCTCTCGTCTCAAACTGGTATTGTTTCTCTCTGACAATGGAACTTTGGTTAATGGCTCCATGATAGGAGTCCATACTGTCGTTCATGCCTTTCGTCAATCCTTCGGCAAGCTTCTGTTGGAATACTCTCAGTCCGTGCTTGTCGTCGGTCCAACATTCTATTCTTCGTGCGTTCCAATTGTTGAGTGCCTTGTCGATGGAGTCCTTTGTCGCTGACATCAGAGGTGTATCGTTCTTGCTCCTGTCAAGACTGGGTTTGCGGAACAAGGTTGACTCATGCTTCGCCTTGTCGTCTTTACGGAAACGGATGTTGCCACTACCCTTTGCTTGTGAGTTAACTTTTCTTTCAGCACTTTTATTTGTCGGTTTGGTGAAATCGATTTCAAAATTAGCAGTATTAGCAGGAATACTATTATCACCATACTTCTCAAATTCACCGTGATTAATAAAAGCATAAACATCAATGACATGTGGTTTCCCGTCTTTATCTACAATTACATTTCCCGTGTTTACGTCACGTATTGTAAAATCTCTATTGTAGTAGGTCTTCACAAGCCAATCATCCAAGTCTTCGCTAAATGGGGTTTCCTTGACTTCAAAACCTTTATCTTTCATAACCTTGTCTATAAAAGCCAAGGCTTCGGGAGTGTCTCCTCCGTAAATTTCATCAACGGTTTTGCCTTCAACATAAGGCTGTTCAACAAGAATAAGCATATTATCATTGAAAGCATACGGGTCTTTCATGAAACCGATAACCTTACGCTCGTTATCACCCAATGCTATATTCTCATATGCAAGTTCATCAAGTTTGCTTCCTACAGGATTTAGATAAGTATCATTATGAATGATTTTAAGTACGCTCTTACCGTCTTTTGATAAATATACTTCTGCTTCCTCGCCTTCGCCTATTTTATTGGAAGTTGGATATTTTTTTCCAAAATTTCGTCTATCAAGCCAAGCGTGGTTTTGCTCAGCCCAGTCTTTAAGTCTGCTGAAAATTTCTCTGTTGACTCGGTTAGCCAACCCCTCCTTGTTCTCTGCTCCAAGTCCTTGTGACCGTACATTCTTGTCAATGTTTGCATATAAGCCTTCTCCAGCGGATTCAGACCCGCGGCTTTTATTTTCCCTGTTCGCGACATCTGCATAAACGCTTCTTTCAACGTCATGTGTGATGATTGAAGCAGCGCAGTGAGCAACACTTTTAAATCCTCCGTAGAAGCTCTCATTAGTATCACTCTCCGATTTTCCATTGGATTCTTCAAGAACTGTTGCCTTGCCGTTTCTTCGTTCGACAACTCTTCTTGCGATTTCTGTAACTGTGTCATAATATTCCTTTCCTTTTTTGTTTTGCAAAGATGCGAATAATTTTTCTGAATCTTCGCCATTCAACTTACTATTTCCATTACTGAATCTGACTCCGCCTGTTTCCACGAACTCTCCGTTCTCAATTCCGTCATTCGATGTATTGTGGTTCAGTCGCCACAAGAACGAGTTGCGCTTCATTTCCGTGTAGGCATCGCCGTTCTTCAATCCCTTCTTGCTCGCCCACAACCAGTACTTCACATCGTCCACGTTCGGATTAATCCTATACCCTACATCGTGCATAGCCTCCGTCACGATATGGAATACCTTATCCAATGGGTATCGGTGCAGACCGTCTTTCATCACTACATACTTTGGTGTGAACACGCTTTCCTCTGCCTTGTCTGCCACCCACTCGTCCATTGCTGTATAGAAGTCCCATCCGTTCTTCATCATGCGCTCGTTCACCTCCTTCGCTTCCTCATTGGAAAGGTGTGTGTACATTCTGCGCATCATACTCCGATAGCCTTCCTCACCAAGGAGTCCTCTCATTCCCTTGTGGGCTACCACCTCGTGGGCTACGCTCATCTGTGCGTCATACTTGTCTGTGACATTTGGAAGATAAACGTGCACCTCTCCCGTTCGGGTATCGTACCAAGCTTTCACTTTCTCACCTCTTTCTATAGCTGATCTCGCCTCCGCATTCGTCACATCATTGATGTCCACACACACGTTAACTTTCGTATTCAGATTCTCCGCCGCCTTGGCAACTTCGACATGATGTTCCTCCATGCGCTCCTCTGACCGGCGCTCTTCGGGGGTTAGATTGTCGTTCTTGCGGAACTTTACACTACCTGCCCCCTTGCTTACGAGATACCTTCTCATCTCGTCTTCGGTCATTCCTGCAAGTTTGCATGCAAGCTCTTTCAACTCACCGAACACGGCTTTGTTGCCTTCTCTCAATTCCGACTTCTCCATCTGGGCGTACTTGTCATAAGTCGCCGCCATCTTGTCCTTCCATCGCTTCGGGTCTTCGCTACCCGTAAAGCTGATGTCGTAACCCATCCAGCTGCTTGTCCTGACGTGCACACCGTCCTTGTCAACATCTGCTGACCATACATCCCTGATTTCCTTCAAGCTCTTGACTGCACTCTTGCTCATCTTCTGCATCTTGAAGTTGGTATCGATGATCCTGTCGGGGACTTCTATATTTCGCAGGTCGTTGAAGAAATCTTCTATCTTGTCGTAATGACCACTCAAATCCGCCTTCTCCATATGCGCCTGCTCACGGAGTTTAGAGTCGGTTATCTTGTCAACGACTACCACTCTGCATCTTACCGATGTTCCTGCCTGCTGGAATACTATATCAGGAAGGTCCACCTCGGCTCGCATTGCCGCGGTCTTCTCATTGTCATACCATTTGTCGAACTTCTTGTCCATCGCACCCCTCGGGATGATGGCTACCATACGTCCGCCTTCCTCCAAATGTCCGAACGCCTTTTCTATATGCGCTATCGCTGTGGCTCCTGCGTGTCCGAATGGTGGATTCATCACGATTGTATCATGCTTGTTGCTTATATGATATGCCTCAAAGGTCTCGTTCTGGAATTTCCTGCCCAAGCCTCCTGCTTTCATCTGTAGCTTTGCAAACAGGCTCATGCTTGGCTCTATAGCCACAAGCTCGTTTGATTGTGGAACATATCTCGCTATCGCACCATGACCGGCACTCGGCTCCAATACCGAATCTCCCTCTCCAATATTTGCCCATTCCACCATCTTGTAGCCAAGGGGTTCGGGGGTCGGGAAGTAGTCTACTCCCTCTCGGTTGTTCTTGTTCAACCTTTGGTTGGTATAGTAGTCAAGGACTGCATTGTCAAACGGGTCGTTCTCGTTGGCATCACCTTTATCGAACTCCTTGCCACCCACGCCCTGCTGGTCAATGGGGACAACACCGCTATGTTCCTCGATGCCTCTTGCGAAACTGTCTCTTAGGTTTCTCGCCTGGCTACCAAGGGCAAGGTTCTCAGTCGTCGACACCTGTCTGTTGAACTTGCTTGCAAAAAGGTTGTATTCGCTTGTAAGTCCAAGTACAGGATATTCAAAGATGGCATTGCTCTCGTTGCCTATTCGGTATGTTCTTCCTTCTATCTGCAGGGCTGTGATAGGACTCTGAGGCAAAGCCAAAGTGATACATACTCTCTGATGCTTGCCTGTGGTGTCATGGAGGGAGATACCTTCCTTACCGCTCGCTTCCTGTATCACAATGATGTTCTTGCCGCTGTTGTCGTCGTTGAACTGCTTTACGGCTTCACTCTTCACTTTCTTGTTCTCGCTGCCGCTGAAATACAACACGTTGTCTTCTCCGAAAGCTTTTGCAAGCTGTTCTCTCGGCATACTGAAATCCAAGGTCTTCTCCCACTCAAGCAATCCCGAATACCTGTCCCTCAATTCGTTCAGACGGGTTCTTGCTTCCGGCTGCTTTTCCTTCGGCAGTGCTTTGATGGTCTGCTCTGCCTGCTCGCCAAGTATCATTCCGAACGGGGCTTTCAATGGTTCCTTGCTCGTCACTCGCCTATGGAAGATTACTATCTTTCGACCTGCTGCAAGGTGTTCTCTCAATCTCGGTAGGAGGGCTGACACCTTCATTGTCTCAAACAGGGCGCTACCATAATTGTAGTCACCAAGCACCTTCCTGTATGCGTCACCGAATATCTTGTCTCGTGAAATCTCCTCGCAGGCTGTATTGAACTCGTCAGCGTGTTCTACTGATACCGTAGGGAAATCTCTTGAATAGTCAAACGGACTGTCGATCACCCTACCGCTCATCGTACCCAAGTCATTCTGCAACCAGTCACTGAAAGCTATCTCCTGCTTGGCGAGTGCTTCGGCATTTGATGTACTGCTCTCCAGTCTGTGATAGCGGTATTTGTATCCTGCACCGAAATGTTCAAGGAAGAACTGCGTCTTGCCGCTCTGCCCCATTTCATTTCTCTCTGGGTATGAGAAGAGATAACCTTCGGCATACTCTATGTTCTCTCTTGTATTGAACGGAGTAGCGGAAAGGAACACCACCTTTGTTTTGTCTACGGATTCCTTTGCCTGCTTCTCCAGTTTTGGCTTCACATTATTAATATAATAGTCTCTCGCCTTGATATAGTCTTCGTATATCTTGCCAAGCTCGGGGAATTTCGCCTTGTCTGAAATACTAAAAGAATGGATGTCCTTTGGCAGCGACTTGGATGTATGGAATCTCATCTCCTTCTCATTCTCTGACGGATGCTCCTTTCGGTATTCGGCTTGTATTCGCTCTACCTCTTTCTTTCGCGCATCCTCAAAGTCTTCTGCAAGACCACGCATCTTCATGCAGTCAGGATTGATTTCCTCCAATCTCATCAAGGCGTAACTCTCGTTCCTGTTGCTGAGCATGTAGTGTTGTCTGCTTCGTGCTGTCTCGGTGGCATTCTTATTCTCCATGATTCTATGGCTCTCGTCATAGACAATCGCATCGAATTGGTCTTCAAGCAGCCTCTTGTTCGTGCCGAAATTAGCAAAGGTTGTAATCACAACACCATCGCCTTTCTCGTTCGTGGCAGTGCTGCCTCGCTCGTTTGCCCAATCATCAAGGTCTCTGATGTCAAGGCAAAGGTTCTTTCCGTCATTTATCCAGTCTTTTACTTTCTGCTGGCTTGGAGTAATGATAAGGATTCTTCCTTTGCCCTGCTTCACCATTCTCTTGATGATGCCAAGTCCTGTGTACGTCTTACCCGTTCCAGTACCGTTGGTAAACATATATCCTTTGCCGTTGGCGTGGGCTTTGTCCTTATGGCTCTCATCAAAGAACTGTGTTTCGGCTTTCAGCACATCGTCCTGCTGCTGAGGTAGAAGGAAAGGCAAAGTCTCTTCAATATTCTTTCTGTCACCCACCTTTACTTCCGTCGGCTCCGCAAGTACCTGCTTGTCAAACTTCTTACGCAAAGGTTCTTTCAGGCTCTCTCTAAGACCAGCATACCCCTTGATGCTTGCCCATTCGCCTATCTTGTGGGTTTCCCCATCCATCTCCCAAGGCATGTGCCACATCTCTCTGATATACTCGTCGATGTCTGCATCTGAGAAACCACCTTCTTTCATTACATCGAAGATTGCTTCACGTACATTCTTTATCCATTCCTTTGTCTTGTAGATTCCTTCACCGATAAGGGCAACACCGTATCTGCCTGTCGCTTTCATCACGTCTGGCAGATATTCGAGAGCTTCGGCTGTTGGAAGATGTTTTTCTAAACCGAGCAGGAAGGATGAAGAAAGGATATTCTTGTCCTTCTTGTTCCTCTTGTTGAACTCTGCAAAAGCCGCCAACATCGCCGCTTTCGCATCTTTTGTCTCCTGCTTTACATCTCGCCCTTTGCTATTCGGGAAAGTAGTTCCTTGCTTGGCTGCAGGCTTCCGCTTTCCATTTGACTTAGAAGGTCTGCTGCCGCTTCCTCGTCCTCGTCCTCTGCCCACACTTCCCGTGCTCCCAGCATTGCCGCTTCCTGTGCGTCCACCACTTCCGGCAGGTAGTCCGCCCAGTCCGGGTGCTCCTCCTTCACCTTCGATATGGCTTCCTTCTCCAGCAGGAGTATCAGCGTTTCCCTTACCAGTCTCTCCGCTCTCTTGCTTTCCGGGTGCAGTCTCTCCGCCTGCTCCTCTATCCATCGGCTCAGCAGTTCCTCCGCTGCCTCGTCCTGACTCCAGCTCCATTCCTTCGCCGCCTCCATTATCGGTTGCAGCCAGCTGTGATGTGTCTTCTGTTCCGCTATTGCCGGGAACATCCTCATGTCTACTCCTAACATTTCCGTAAATTTTTAAATAAGCTATTTGGTTTAACAAACTCTTATCACCATTGAGATAGGCTATTGCCGCTGCTGCAAGCTCCTTGTTGTCTTCATCGCTGCGTATCTCGTCTTCGGTCAATGGATCGGCATCGGCTTTCTCGGCTCTCTCCGTAGGTGTCATATCCTCCCACTGCTTCTCACCGACTTTCGGACCTTCACCTTTAGGCTTTTCAACCTTCGGTTCTTCACCCATCTCCTTGGCTATAGTCTTCCTCCTCTCAATAAGACCAATACCCTGCGCCTTCAACTTGTCGTCAAGGGCTTTCCTGTATTCGTCTTTCGTGCGTTTCGTCTCTGACACATCACCGCTCGCCTTGGCTTCCTCATACGCCTTGCGTGCCTTCTCCACTCTTTCTTCATGGAATTGCTCGGCAGCTCCTCGCATTCCTTCGGCTGCGTCGGATGGGTCTGACGGTTTTTCTTCTTTACGTTCCCCCTTCTCTACTTCTCCTCCGGATGGCGTTTCATGTAGAGGCGCATCCTCAGTATTGCCTCGGCGCTCAGCCTTTTCTCTTCCTCCATGTTCCTTGGGGCTTTCACCTCTTCCTCGGTCATCAATCCTTTCTTCAGGCAATACTTTATCGCCTGCACCATGTACTGACTCTTCTCTTGAGGAGTCATTTTCTCTATCGGTTTTTCCATGTTCTTTATTTATTTGATTAGTAATTTCTTCTGCTTTGTCCTGCAAATACTTTTGCTCGTCAAAGTTATTCAATTTTCCCAATATATGTGGCATCTCCTGCTCAGAATATGACAAATATTCCTCATAATCCATGCCGTATCTCTCGTGATAAGCCTCATCTCTCATCCGTGCACGTTCACGGACTTCTCTCTCCATATCGGGCTGAGCCATCTCTCTCAGACCTTTTCTCGACTTGGCACTCATCAAAGCGGAAATGATGGCACTCCTTGCATCGTTGGAATCTCCATGGAAATACGCTCCGCCATAATACGCGTTGTCATACTCTACCAGTTCTTCACCAAGTCTCTCTATAGACTTGCCGCCTTTCTCGGCACCTGCAATCATACCGACAAACGTCCGCTGATCAGCAGCGCTCAGACCTGTCTCTTTTCTGAAACTCTCAGGTGTAATCCTTGCGTCTACTACAAACTCAGCTGCCAAAGACACGCCGTCTGCAGGCTGTGTCTCGCCTACCGTTTTCTTGTACTCTTCCCGTGCTGCCGTTCCGTCAAGTTCTTCCTGTGCTTCTTTCAGCTCTTCGGGTGTGGTATGGGTAAGCTTCTCTATTTCCTCCTTCACGCTTTCCCAATAAGCCACCTTGTCCTCTGCGGCTTTCACTCTGTCTTCATATTCCTGCTTCTTCTTTAGATACTCGTTTATCTTCGTACCTATCTTCGGCTCTTTCTTCTTGGCTTCTTTCAGCTCTTTCTCTGCTCCTTCTATTCTTATCTGAGCGTAATTGTGAGCTACATTGCCATCGCCCAACTTGTCAAACAAATCCTGTGCAGTCCTCTCCTTGGGCACCTGCTCGTATACCGGCTCACCCTCATTGTCCATAGGAATGTCGTTCTTCTCGTAATTCGACTCTTCCTTGGCTGCTTCTGTATTCTTGAATGTTAAAGTTTCATTACCCTCTTGCAAGTCTGAGGATTTTGTCGTATCTTTGCTATCAGAAATCATGGGAGAATTCCCGCTGGTGACGGTTGCACCCTCGTTAAGGCCGTGATTAACTCCAGTAGTATCGGTGCTTGTACTACTCCCCACCGTGGGTTCAGGCTTGATTTCGTTTTTTCTGTTTACATATTTCTCCTTGAATATTCCTGCGCTGTTCACGTTCCAATATTTACCGTCACGCGAAAGCTCGATATAAAGAGTATTTGCATGACCGTCTTTTTTGACAATGAGATAAGTCTGTGTAGTTCCTATTTGGACCCCCTCACGTATCTCCGTATAGTCTCTGGCTATTGATTCTACAAACTCTTCAATAGAATTAAAACCGGCTTTCCTTATCTGATCACCATGCCTTGCTTCAATATGCAACAAGCCATAACCTTCATCCTTGCCTGTTTCGGGGTTCTTCTTATTCTCACCAAGGCTAAGTCTGATAGGAGCTGCCTGTAGCCCGTAACCTTCACTTATTTCACCGAAGTCTACACTACCGTCACTTGCCTTTATCAGAGGATTCCCCCATTCGTCTTTTTCTGACGATAACTTTTCTTCCGAATTGGAGTTTCGGATAAAATCTTCTTCTTTCGGTTCTTCACTCTTTGGCGCCTCGGATGGTAATTCTTCTTTCGGCGTTTCTTTATTTTGACTCTCCGGCAACGGTGTTTCGGTACTCTGAATCTCGGCTGTCTTCTGTTCCTGCAGGGTTGTGCGGATGCGGTTGGCATAGTCTTCCAATGAGAAAGTCCCTACTTCATTCAGCCCATCGAAGTTTGTACGCTGAATAAGATTACCATCCTTGTCACGGAATATTACAAGTCCCGATTTTCCTGCACTATACGAACCGTCTCCTGCCGAATCAACAATGACGTCTCCGCCAACAAGTGTGTATTCGTTTCCGTCTTTGTCTGCAAAAACAGTAACACTGTTATCTGTTACAACTTTTGAGCCTTCCTTATTCTGCATGGTGCCGGTAAACTTCGCCTGCTCCACTTGGTTCTTTACGGCATCCTCAATCTTTTCGCCGGTATTCTGAATAAAACCGTCTCGCATAGCCTTGGCATTGCTTAACTCCATATACGCATCGGCTACATAATCACCGAAGTTTTCTCTTAGCTCTTCCACCGTCGAATCAGGATTGTTCTTCATCCACTCTGCAAGGTCAGGGTTCTCTTCCTGCATCTTTCGCCATGCCTCGACTGCCGAATCAAGTCTCTCGTTGACTGCTTGCGATGACTCAATGACTTTTTCTGAATCCTCAAGTTCAGTCTGCTCTGACAAATCAGCACCGTCCTGACGGGCTATAGCATTATTATGAGCCTCATCGTTCTTGTCTGAAAAACCTTTCTTCAAACGACTGCCCAACTCTTTTACTGCTTCCCGTTCTTTGTCTTTCCACATAACGGGGTTTTTATCCAAGACCTTGTCTATATCTACATCGTATTCCTCATTGATTGCTCTTTTTGCATCAAGCATCTGCTTGTGTCTGTCTGCAACAATCTTTCCGATGTTTTCGTTTATCGTCTTTGAGACTTTTGAAAGAAAATCCGCATCGCTGCTTTTCTGAGCTTCATCCCAGTCTGCCAGGAAAACGCCTACGTCATCATAGCCCAGCTCTTTTGCTGTGTTTTCCAAGGCTGTATTATTCTCAGATTGTGTCGGTTTCAGGCTGTCTACCCACAATGCGATAAAATCATTCTTGTCTCTCTTTGCGTAGATTTCCTGTTTTGCCACTTCTGCGGCTTCTGCATTTTTATATACATCGACAGTCAGTAGTTCTCCGTCTTTGGAATACGTGCGGACCTCCTGTGTCCCTGATGTTCCTTGTGAAATAGAAACCCTTTCCGTCCTCGGCATATTGGTGTCTATAGTTTTACCTACAACATAAGCCACCTTTTGCTTTGTACGTCTTGAGATGTTCGGATCATTGAAAAACTCGCTCATCTTCGTTCTGTACACAGGAGAAACATTCTTGCCTTCCGCTATACCATCCAACGCTTCAAACAAGCTCTTGCCTCCTGTACTTTTCATCAGCTCGTTCTTCTCTACGGCAGAGAATTTAACGTGTGGATTAGTGTTGGCAACCGCACCGACTACCATTTGTTTTAGACTGGGGCGTTTTCCTTTACCTGCCGCCATTCCTAAATCCATTGTTATCTTGTCGATAACTCCCTTTCCTCCGTTTTCAAGAACGCTACCAAAAGTAAGCTCGCCTTTCTTTGCTTCGTCATATAGATCCTCTGCCCTGAAACCAAGTCCTTCTACAAATAATGCCGAGGCAGAGAACAAGGCTTTCTCAGTTCCATGCTTTAGTTTTTCAAGTCTTGTTGTCTCTCTGCCTGTTACACCAAGGTTACGACCAAGAGCGCCAGTTACCGTACCTATTCCTGAAAATAGCATACCTGTACCCAAGCCTGACATTCCGGAAGTGTAGAGTCCTTCGGCAAACTCCCCCCATTTGCCTTCTTTTATTTTCTCCCGACCTTCTGTAGCAAGGTAATTGTTTGCTTCAAAAATACCCATTGTCAAGGAACCTTGCGCAAACTGCCTTGCATTAGCCTGTATGAAGCTTCCTATGCTTTCATTGTTCACCGCATTGAGGATTCTTCCTGCTGTCTGTGCGCCATATTTCTTCGTCAGAGAAGTCAATGTCTTTGGAACTGCCTTGCCAAGTACTTTTGTTACCAAACCTGTTCCTCGCAGAGCTTTCCATCCTATTTCAAGACCTTTGACAACACCTTTCGCTTCAGCGCCGGCAATAACAAAACCTACGGCATCCGGCATAACCCTTGCCGTACCTCCGGAAATATTTCGTCCAAGTGCCTGTATTCCTTCCTTACTGAACACACCTTTCTCGTCAAGCGTCTTGCTGTTCGCATCAGAATACGTTTCTACTGCTTCATTGCGCATGTTCTGATATTCCTCTGGAACCAAGCTTTTATTTGCTGCGTTACCCAAAGACGACACAGCGAAATTGGCTTTCATATTTTCCCAAGCGTTCTTTGGCATAAAATGTTCTATGCCTCGCTTATGGTATTCTTCTTCATTGGCTTTTTCAGTTGCCGGGACGACATAGCGATTCAGAAAATCATCAGGTGTTATACCTAATTTTGAAGCCGCCGCTACAATGGCTTCCTTTGCGTTCTTACTGCCGAGGAGTGCGCTTACATCTTCAAGCTTTGGAGCATACTTCTCATACAGCATTTTGGAATTATCGTCAAATCCTTCCTCTCTATACTTCTTATTCTCTTCGTATTCGGCAGGATGATACACAAGTCCGTGATGTTTTTCAAATTCGCTATCAAATTTAGCCCATTTCCCCTTATAGTCAGCAGTTTTAGTCAGCTCATTTGCTATTGCCTTTGCCGCTGCATCAGCCTCAAAGTTCTGCTTGGTTTGAGTCTGCGCCACCTTATCGCCATTGGCATCAGTAGTACTCCAGTCAAGTACAGCATCACCCATATCTGTTTCCGTAATAGGATTCCAGTACTTGCCTTCTTTCTTTTCCCTGTAAGTAGGAACATTGTTTATAGGCTCACCTGTCAACGGATTCATAATAGTCCCAGACTTGCTCGCCTCCTTCAGATGTGTCCTATTCAACTTTTCTTTCACTCTTTGAGCTATAGGCTCGTTACTTCCGGTCTTCTTTGCATTGGACGAAGCCTGATTGTTCCTTTGTGTTTCAAGCTGCTGCTCCATCTCGTCATTGGCGAATGTCCTGCCCATATCCATCTGCCCCCAGTTGTCAGGGACTTTCGGTGCACCATACTGAATGGCTTGCTTGGCAACCTTGCTCTTCACTTTGGGATTCATTTTATAGCCCAAAGCTTCGGTGAAATGCTCAAACGTACCTACTTGAGCACCCTGCTTTCTCAAATCATTCCATACTCCACGGCGATAATTGTCGCCGTACATCCAATTACGGAACTGCTGCTCGCTCTGAGCTCGCGTTGCTCCGTCTGCCTTATAGGCATTATATACCTGCGTTATCTTGTCTGCCATATTATATTACCAAATTACTACGGTTATTTCCCTTTCTTCCTCCATTCTGATGGTTTGCAGACTTTTTCGGTTTTGGCTTAGTCACTGACTTGCTCACTGACTTACTCACTGGTCTGCTTGCTGGCTTTGGCTTGCTTGCTGCTTTCCTTGGTTTGCCTGTACCGACCAATTTAGCTTTCAGCTCGTCACTCATACCACCTTCGTATTCGTAGCCCAGCGGTGAACCCAACTTCCAATGCCAATAATGTGCCGTCGGGTTATCAGTAGCCGAACACAATATCGCGCTGAGCATCTTTGCCGTAGAGCCGCCGGATCCTCCCAATCCTAATTGCTCCAAAAGGTCTGAATCAAACTTATATGTATTCTCGCTGCCCTTCTTCAAACAACCATGCTCTTTCATCTTGTTATAGATGGTCACAATGTTTGCAGGCTGCAAGTAATTTCTGCTCAATGTATATACGACACCTTGTGGAGTAACAAACGTTCTGCTGCCCTTACCGAGTGAACCCGGACCTGCATCTCTCGCCTCTCTCGCCTCCTTAGCTCTCGCTATAGCCAATCTCTGACGGGCAATGGCATTCCTTTCCCTGCCCTGTGCCTCATTCGCCTTGTTGTGCCTTACGGTCTCTTCAAGTCCCTGCTTCTTCAAACCGAGACTCTGCGTGTCCTTATCCTTCTGCCAGGCGAACTTATCCTTGTCAAGACCATATCTTCTATTATCGTTATAGACATTGCGCATGAAATCATTTTGCTTCATACCAAGCATCGCATCCTTATACGCTGCATCAGCATCCATCTTGGCTTTGTCCATTGCCGCTTTAGCTTGTGAAGCCCTCTTCTTTTCTCTTTCGGCTTTCTCCTGCTGGTATCGCTGTTCCTGCATCAAGACAGGCGAATTGAACTGCTGTGGAGTAGCACCCTTGTTTACGTAGAAAAGATTGCCGATGTGTCTCAATGCGTCAGCCAATGCTAAAAGTTTCTTCTTGCTTTCGTTCTTCTTCTTGTAAGGCTCTTCCTCTGCATCGGAACCACCATTGAGATAATCATAAACCCCCTGCGTGATGTCACTCGCCTGCTTGTATCTCTTCCTATAATCCTCCATGGACGCATTCTGCATTGCAAGCAAAGCCTGCTCGTCTTCATTCAATTCGGGCTGCTTTACATCCTCTTGCGGATTTCCTTCAGTAGATTTATCTCCACTCTGCACTTCGTTCCCTTCAGTAGTAGTGACTGCATTCTGAGCTTCGCTCCCATTCTTAGCATCGGTGACGGTCGGAACATTATTCCCATCCTTACCTTCTGCAACGGCATTCCCGTTTGGCGTTGCGCCCACATTTGGGGTTGCACCTGCATTCTGAACTACGTTTCCGTTTGAGGTTGCATCTACATTTGAAACTGTGTTTCCGTTCTGAACCACATTCCCCGTCTGCTGAACATTAGCCTGAGTATTCACAGCAGTCTGAGGAGCACCGAAAACATTATTCACTGCATTGCCCAAAACACTGCCTCCATTAGCCCATAAATTAGGCGCCTGAGTCGTACCACTCTGCACATTATCCTTCGGAGTCGTATTGCCATCATACGGATTTACCGTACCTAACGGAGTCTGCGTATTCTCTTTCTTCACCATATCACAAATACTTTTCCTGTTCTCTATAAGGACTCTCGTCTATCTCTTCAAATATCGTCTTGCCACCCTTCGGCACCGCAGTAGTGTTACCATCAGCACCAGTCTGAGTAACCAAACCTTCATTGCTCTCCCCCTTCAAATCGGGAGCCTTCTTCGTACCATCACCAAACGATGCAGCAGCAGTCATAGCAGCATTACTCAAACCTGCAGCAGTGGATGCTACATTGCTCGCATTCTGTTGTGCCAACGCTATCTTCTGATTCGAATAGTTGTCCTGCATACGCAAATGGGTATTCTCTGCAGAATCCTTCCTCGCAGTGTCCTGAGCTGCCATATTCCTAATAGCATCTCCGACTACCTTGTTGCCAGCCTCCTTAGCCTGAGCAGTAGCTGCATCCGTACCACCCGTCACCGCTGCTGCACCACTCGCCTTCTTCCAATTCTCACGAGCATAATCCTTCGCCTCGTTGATCATCGCCCTGCCTGCTGCAGTATCGGCATAGTTCTCATTGTAACGACGCTGAAACCAAGCTTCCTCCCTGTTCTGCTTCGCTGCTAACTCCAACTCCGCCTTCTTCGCCTTCTTCGCTGATGCTGCACCGCCAATCAACGAACCTATAGCACCAATAGCGGCTGTAGCTAACTGGACCCACTCCTTCTTCCTTACACAATATGGATTTATACCCACATCAAATGACAATAACCTTGCTATCATATTCTATCTGTTTTTAATGTTATCCTTTTAAACATTCTCCTATATATCCTTCCTGCACCAACAGCTTTCACAAATACCAATACCATGAAATAATATTTGACAATCAGTATAATATCAACACCATAAAGGAAATTGAAAAATATATACTTACCTCCTCTTAAGGGGGTACCTATAGCCCCCCCCTTGAAAAGTATGTGTGCTTTCTACGAGTGAACCCGCATCCGAGGTACCTATGCCCCCGGGGGTCTGGGTATGCGTGTGATGCACCTGCGTGTGCCACCCGTCCACCGCTCCGCATCGTCCACACCATCGCCACGTGTCCGTGCTGCCAGCAACCATCCTCACCCTCGTACTCGCATCGCACACGCACACATCACGCATGTATCGCAGAAAAGAAGGTATCGTGTCGCAAAAAAAATCACGTGTTACTCCTAATAGGAACAGAACCTAACGTGCCAACTCGCTACACATCAGCTACTTACACACGTGCACACGACATCGTGTATTGATTATGTATTGATTTTCGCTCGATTTTCGATTTTTTTCGCCCTCCTGAACGCATCTGGAGGGAAGGGAACAAGGCACACGGTACGGCATCGAGGAAGCAGAAGCGAAAACACATCTGGGGGCGCACGGAGATACAGGAAGACAAAGAACGCCACACACGCACGACAGCAATGTCAATACGTATGTGGCGCTAAGTTAGCATTATATAATGTGTGATTTTCCGCTCTCGCAGATGTTGGGAAGAGATTTTGCAAAATTCGTCAAAATCCCTTAACCTCGCCTTTTTTCAACTTTTTTGACAATCAAATCATTAAGTCCCTCATTGTCGTTGTCTCTCTCGTCTCACTTGTGTAAGATTGACAATTTATACATTTGGCTTAACGCAGATTGTTCTTTTTGATTTTATCTTTACAAATAAGAAGTTTAGAACATACATACCCGAGAATTTTGAGACCGAATGCGAAATTTAGAACACTTTTCGCAAAATTAGTCGTTGCCATCGCTCTGGATGCTCAGGCGGATGCTCTTGTGACAATGAGGGCAGGTCAGGGAGACGGATGGATTGTTAGACTTATCCTCCCCCATCTCGTCACGGAAGAAGTCCCCAACAGAGCATCCCAGAACATTAGCTATATCCTGCAACTTGTGTAGTGTTGGATTACCATTGAGGGATTGTGCGAGGGTTACACGGTTAATCCCTAATTCGTCGGCTATTCTCGCCATCGTGTAGCCTTTTTCTTTAGCAATTTTTTTTATATCCATATATGTAAGGTTATAGTATTACGGCAAAGATACAGCTTATATCTTATATATGTATGCCTATACCACGACGTTTAGCAAGTGTTAATAAATTATGTATGGGTTTAACATTTCATCTTGTTTTAGTTAAATTAGCGTTAAATCCCTACATTTTCGTGTTAATTATTTGGCGATGTATGGTTTTATCCCTACATTTGCAACGTCGATTAGGACAGCGACCTTTGACATACTTAACATACGAGACACCTGCGAGGAGCAGGAGAACACATAACAGAGTGATTAACGATTAACACCTCTTGAGGGGTAGACCTTATAATCGGAGCGAGACCGACAAGAGGACAATGTATAACTAATATAGGAGATAAGAATATGGAAATTACAAAAATCAAGAGAAACGGATGCGAAGTTTTGAACACTTTCGCAAAATTAGTCGTTGCCATCGCTCTGGATGCTCAGGCGGATGCTCTTGTGACAGTGAGGACAGGTCAGGGCGACAGTGTTAGTATTAGAGTCATCTGTAGTCTCTACTACTGTATCATCGATTAGCTCAGCTGGGGAGCATCCTACAGCGTGTGCTATCTTGACTATTGTAGACAGTCTGATGTCGTTATCATCTGCGAGTAATCGACACACTGATACACGATTGATGTTGAGTCTCTCTGCTAAGTCATTTTGTGTCAACTTGTATTTTTTAAGCACTGATTTAAATCTCATATCAACCGCATATTGTGATTGTTATCGGTTTTTTACAGTGAGGGCAGAGAACCTCACACTTGTTGTTGTCGTTATCGTCTGCAACCAGTTCGGGCAGAGAACAGCCAATAAATTTAGCTATCAGTTCAACACGTTTTAAACCGATAGTCCCATTTTTAATTTGTTCTGTTAATGACGGTTGTGTTATACCCAGATAATCCGCACAAGCGCTAATTGTTGAGCCATGCGCCCTAATAGCTTTCTTTAAATCCATATTATATAATATATATATTATATTAATAATGGATGCAAAGATAACTAATTTATAAGAATACACCAAATATTATAAGATATACCCGATATTTACAAACAAAAGTTAACACAAGGGCTATAATAGTTAAATCCGTGTTAATTATTACATTATTCCTGTATTTTCTTTTGTATTATCGGAATATTTCTATACCTTTGCAACGTCAACTAAAGACAAGCGGTCATTGACATACTTAACATACGGACACCTGCGAGAAGATAACCCTTAGCCGTGAGAGTATAGAGGCTCACACCGTGGTTCAAGCCCACGCACGGCACGAATTTAACTTAAAAAGAAACGATATGAAGAACTTAGTATTAGCAACATTGGCGGTTGTTAGCTTGTGTAGCTGCACCGCCAGCAGAGAGAACGAGCAACTAAAGAGTGATGTATATCTACTCCTTCAGGAAATGGAGCAGGACGGCACGTTAGAGAGATACGACGGTTGCGACCACGTGTGCAGATTGATTGATGCCACATATCCAAAAATAGATGGGAGGGTAGTCGATGACAACTGATTTATTGATTTGGTTATCTGTAGTCACAATGGTAGTTGGCTACATTCTGGGTATTTATGTAGGTAGACATTATAACGAGTTTACGAAAGAATAGGAGGAATAACTATGATAACAGAGAAACAGTCGTATTGCTGCATTTATTGCAAGTTTTGCAGGTATTATTTCAGCCCGATAGCTCCAGAGTTTGACGAGTGTACCTGTCTAATCAACGGCACACCGAGTTTGCACGGTTGCAGCAAGTTTCAAGGGTAGATACGGTATTTAAGCCGTTCGGGGTAGATGCAACGTCTACCCTACCTACACACGTGGAGGGTATAGATTTGCGATTAGAAGTTCCCTTTGAGCCGACTCCCTCATTAATAAAAAGGACTGAAAGCGGAAATCGTGAGACAACACTGTAAACCGAGACAACGTAATCCGTTTGTGTGATAACGTAAAAATCACACGTCGATATGCAGACGTTAACCGCAGAAGTTAGGCTACATGCTTGTAGACGTTGGGCGCTCAACGTACACCGAGCAATTTAATTTGAACTTAAAATTATAACGATTAGGATATGACATTTGAAGCACAGAAAGCAGGGCTATCCGATGTTCTCGGAGGGCAGATGTGGTTTTGCCTGAAAAACGGAATAGGCAATTCGGTAGTGTATTTCTGGAACAAGAAAACGTGCGAGAAATACATCAGAGAGAATTTTCAGGGCGAATTGAAACGCTCTATGTTGAAAGAACTAAGAGAGACACACGGCAGGGCGAAGCTCTACAATGTGTTCGGATAAAAAAAAGAAACTATATGAAAGATTTAGCGTGGATTAATCTATTAAAAGCGATTGACAGCCTTTTCGACAAGTTTACAAAAGAAGAGAAGAACGACACGTACACATTCCAGGGCGTTGTCGGTATAGACAGGAATGTTAGGGTATTCGTAGTGCCTGAAAGCAGTATTCTGAATATCATTTGCGACAAGAAAGAAACCATAAAGGAGGTGCAGCAGTGGTGCAGGGATATAGAGATTAAAGGCAGAACGGCAACGAGCATGAGAATTTTCGATGCTTTAGGGCATTATAGTATAATAGTAAATCTGTACGGAGTATGACAACAAGAAGCGCAAGCCCTACATTGTTGAAGAGGATATTCGACGAGGGCACAGGACGAGAGCTAATTAATACCTTGATAGGTGAGATTAACGGACGGAAGACAATCCTATACCGCACCGAGACCAAAGCATACATCAAGATGCAGGAAGGCGAGATAGAGGATATAGCCTCAACCGTCAACGAGAGAAAGAAATCTATTGATCCGAGCGTTTGTATAACGCAAGTGACAACAGAAAATATAATAACTTTAATTTTTACAGAGAAATGACAGCAGAAGTAATCACCGAATTGAAAGCTATAAACGAGAGCGTGAGAGCACTGATGAACTATTGTGACACCGTAGCGCAGCTCTCAACGTTAGCAGAGCTTCAGAAGCACCTAATCTCACTTAAAGAGATTTTGAAATGAAACCTAAAGCCAGTGAGGGAGAGAAACCAAGCGGAGCGACACCGCCACTGGCTACCAATTTTCTAACATTTAAAATACAAGATTATGAAAAAGTTTAAAGTAACAGTAACCGAGACATTGACGAAAGAGTTTTTTGTCGATGCAGAAGACAGAGAAGACGCAACAAACAAAGTTGCAACAGAGTATTACAAAGCTTCAGCGGACGAATATATCTTGACCGCAAGCGATTATCAAGGAACTACCATTAAAGCGGAAGAGTTATGAAACATCTACTATTGACAGTAGCCCTATTCTGCACGATATTTGCAGCAGGGCAGACGACGAGAAAGGGCAACACCTTTGTACAGGCGAAAGCAGCAAGAGACACGCTTGTTACGTCTTACAAGTACGAAGCCAACGGAAAGACATACCCGATAGTGGTTAACCGTAAGACAGGCTCATGCTATATCTGTAAGGTTAGCAAAAACGGCAAGTGGTATCGACAGTATTTATCTAAGACAATCCGAGAGACTATCAACAAGGAGTTAAACATCAAAACGAAATGAATATGTATGACAGAATGCGAAAAAAGGTTCTGAAAGAAGCTATCCAGAACGTTGAAGTAATGCAGAAAGGATATGCGAAATACAAAGGGATGTACGTCCTTTTGACAAGAGAGGGAATTGACGAAGACTACAATGTAGTACTTTGCGACGAGAACGGAGGACACATTTTGCAGTCCGTACCTTTCTCGACTCTATCAAGAGCGATGAAAGAATTTAATTATCATCTTGCAGAATGAAAAAGACAGACGTAAACAAGAACATTCAGATAATCCGTTGTTGGAGTGACATCCAACAATGGATTAAGGACAACAACAAGATTGATATTACCATTGAAATGGAGTCAGGAGTTGTCAACATCGAGGGTGAAAACATCTCGATCGAGCAGAGAGACGGAGAGAAGTTTTTCGTAATCCAGCGGAAACACTTTTACCGAGGATTGAAGCGGAACACTCTTTTGTCTTTGGTTAGAACAACAGAGAAACCGTTTAAGATGCTCGAGGAACTGATATTGAAATGGGAGTCTTACAAGGTCCTAATCAAGCAGGAGAACGAGAAGAACAAACGTATTTTCAATTTCAAAGTATAGTAGCTTATGTTGACAGATTATCTAAAGAAACTCATTGACAAACAGGCAGAGAAGGACAGCGACTTTAAATCGTTGTTGTCGAAACCGAACAAAAGCCTGAAAGAACTTGCGGAGTACGTAACTGGCGAGGCTTTCAAGGCAGTCAAGGACGCACCGACGGACGAAGCGAGAGGGTGCAGGACGTGCTACTGGGATGATGAGACGATGCTCAACCACATTATCCACTACTACCAAGAAGACGATGTGAAGCCAGAGCCATTGCCCGAGAACGTTTCGACCGAGAAACCTACAGAGCCGAAACCGCAGCCCAAGACGGTAGCGATGAAACCCAAGAGGGCAAAGCAAGAGACTAAGAACCCGAAACACCAAGAGTTAAGCCTGTTCTGATATGAAGATAGATTATTATATTATTGGCATTTTTAATCCTATAATTTCGCAAGAGATAAAGTATCGCACACTTAAAGAAGCGAAAAGGGCATTAATTCATTTTGTGAAGAAAGGTGTTAGACTAAGCAGCCATTTCATTTATGCAAAAAGCTATAGAGATGAAGATGTAGCCTTAACTTATACGCCTTATTATAGTGACACACAAAGTTTTGGACGGACACAGCTAACAATGTTCGGGAAAGCAACAAAACAAGGGAGATATAAAATATGAGACCAAGAACGAAAATACAGAAGAGAGCGGAGGAGTTGTCACAGACACTCCTTCCTCTGCCTCGACATATCGTCGAGAAATTCAGCAAAGAGACTCCAAAATGTAATAGCAAAGTCTATTACGCAGTGTTGGAACAGAAGAAGGAATTTTCAGTTGTGAGGTATTTCTCCTTTGTGAAACACAAGAAGAAGAACAATGTTTGCAGGGAGTTCATGCAGGTATGGGTAAGCGCACACGGAAACGTTGTGAGAGCAAAGCAGCGTTTCGCAACCTGCGGTTATTACGACACCTTTTTGATGGACAGCCCGATGGAGGTTAGGACCAACAGGAAGAACGGATATTACAACCGCCTGACTGATATATCCTACTCAAAATTATTCGTCCGTTCGAGGAAAGCCGAAAAGGTTATCTGTAACTACAGGGAGAACCAGTTCTACCTGATAGGCAGGAACTATGTCTGGCTTCCAGATGATTTACACGTTGACACATTCCCATTCATTGAAACTATCCTCAAGCAAAGACCGAGGGTTGCCGAACTTCTTTTGCTGAACAGACTGCAATTCAAGCAGGAGATTGTCAAACTTGCATGGAAGCACGGATATTTGACCGAGGAACTTGATTACAACCTATGGAGTGACACCGTCTCTATGGCAGAGAAACTTCATTATGACCTGCACAATCCGTTCTATGTTTGCCCGATGAACCTCCCATACAACGCACAATCTATATGCTTTGAGACTTGAAAGAGAAGAGGAACGAGAGGAAAGGCAGAGGGCAGCGATGGAGAGGATGAACGACGAGCAGGCTGAGAAATACTTTGAGAACTTCATCAAGAAATTCATCGGCTTCAAAGTTGAGAATGGCTCGATAACCATCCAACCTCTGAAATCCATCGAGGAGTTCAAAGAGGAAGGTGAAATGATGCATCATTGTGTATTCGCTTGTGGATATTACAAGAAGCCCGACACGCTGATATTATCAGCACAGGTAAACGGAGAGCACACGGAGACGATAGAGATAGACCTAAAGATCTTCTCTATAGTGCAGAGTCGAGGAGTCTGCAATCAACCGAGCGAATATCACGAGGAAATAAAATCCTTACTTTTGAAGAATATGTATAAACTGAAATCACTAACTAAAAAAGCAGCGTAATGAAAAGATACGAAAGAAAATGGAAAGAGGAGGAGATGATGGAGAAGATAAAGTTAATCTTCTGGATTCTCTTCATCATCTTCTGTCTTGTAAACGGATGGTATGAACTGCACAGTCATTAAATTCAAAGACTGAGCGTTGACCATCAGCTGGGCTATCGGCAGGACGAGCAATTTTTTTATAAGAAATCTCACCGAAATGGCGAGAACGGAAAAACGCAACAATTTACACTATATCTTTGCAAGCGTGAGTTGTAGCAGAACGCACCTGAAATTTGAATTATAGACAAATTCTATATATAGTCCCTGTCTGACGAGCTGCTACCTCCGAGGATAGGGACATTTTTTTACCTTACATATATAAATATGGCAAACTCAATGAACAGTATAAATGTAATAGACAACATTCTTGGAACTACCAACAGAAGCACAAACTCTTTATCCGTTAGCGACAGAGTATCAGGAACAGGAATGACTTCGCTTGAAATCGCAGAGGTTACAGGTAAACAACACAAGAATGTAATGCGTGATATTCGCGAACTTTTGGAACAAGGCGTGAACCAGCTCAATTTTGAGCCGGTTGAATACACCGACAAAAAGGGAGAAAAAAGACCGTGTTACAGGTTAACCCCTAAAGGTTGCCTCATCCTCGCCAGTGGTTACGATGCCCTTCTCCGTGAAAAAATCATCAACAGACTTGAAACCTTAGAGAAGAACAACAAGCCTCAACTCCCCGAAACCTACCTTGACGCTCTCAAGCAGCTTGTAGAATCCGAGGAACAGAAACAACAGCTTACTCTGGAGAACAAACGTCAGGCACAGGAAATCGAAGTCAAGGACGCACAAATCACAGAACTCAACACCGCAGTAAGCAAGATGCAACCCAAGGTAAGCTATGTGGATATGGTTCTCCAGTGCAAGAGTACAATCCTCGTAACCACCATCGCACAGGACTACGGAAAATCCGCAAAGGCTTTCAATATCCTGCTTCGCAACCTTGGTATACAGCACAAAGTCGGCACGTCGTGGATTCTCTATTCCAAATACATATCCTGTGGCTACGTGCAGTCCGAACCAGTGGAAATAACACGCACCAACGGGACAAAGACTATCGTGTACAATACGAAATGGACACAGAAAGGGCGTTTCTTCCTGTACAACCTATTGAAGAAACACGGCATCCTGCCAATTATAGAACAAAATAATTAATTTTAAAAAAAAGACATATGAAAAGATTTATTGAACTCGTTACCCCTATCGCAGAAGCCAAAGGCGATAAGAATTATGTAGAGGTTTTGTCAACCACACAAACGATGCTTGACAATTCACAAACAGAAGAGATATTAGCTGAAACAGGTACAATTGATTTGTCCGCAGCTTTCTCTACTATAACAACCAACGACAAAAAGTGTCTGTGTCCTTTTGCGATAAACGTAGAGATAACCGAAGACGACCCGGCACATAAGACAAATCTTTATCTGTCAGAGGTTGAAACAATGAACCTTATCGGAGCTTTGCAAAAGAAACTTGCCGAAATCAAGATGCTCAACGCTTATACTAAGCCTTTGAGAGAAATGTAAACAATAGATTTTATCTATCCGCATAATAGACAAAGAGGATGCAGCCACCACACCGCATCCTCTTTTTTTTTATTTAAACCTTACACACGGAAACCACGAACGACCATACGCCCAAAGGTTTTCTCTTATACCTATGTAACATTTCATTTCATCTTCTTGAACGCATCCTTAATCGTCTTGTCTCGCATCGTCGCATACCTGT